ATATTACCTGTAATAAATGAAATATTATAATTTATTGATTTTATATTATTTAAAGTATATTCATAATTGCCAACTCCATAATATTGATTTAATATATTATTAGCATTTTTAAAATTAAAAGAATTAAAATTTTCTTTACTTGCTAAACCAAAATATTGAATATTTAAATTTATATTATTATAACCATATAATACTATTTCATTCACAGTAATATATAAATTAATTGGTTGTATTATTAAATTACCATTAATAAAAATAATTATAATATCGGGTGATGATATTCCATATGGTATAATTGTATAATTGCTAACATCAATAGCATTTAAAAAAGTACCCTTATAATTTAGACTACCTGAAATAGAAAATACTAAATTAGCTGAAAGTTGTGGTGTATATGTTGGTATTATAGTTAATCTATCATAATATTTAGTAATTGAATCAGCAGTTATTTCTAAAATTGAATATAATTTAGTGTTAATTAATTGATTAGTTAAATAAAAATAATAATTAATCAAATTATATGATGTATCTAAAGACCACTTATATCCATGTAATTCATTAAATACATAATGAATTTGTTGATTTAAAATTAATTCAACATTTGATTTTACATCATATAAATTAATATATGGAATAATAAAATCAATAATTTTATTATCAAATATTATATTTAATTTAATAAAAAAATCCAATAATTCAGACCAAGTAATTAATTTAATATCAACTATTTTAAGATTTGTAACTATTGATGGTATAATTTGACTTTTTAAAAATTTAAAAGTACTTAAAAAATAATTATTATTTACTATACCACATGATAAAAATTTATTTATATTTAAATTTATAATTTTATATATTAGTGAATCAAATGTATCATTATAATAATCAAGTATAATATAGTAAACATTATCATATAATGAATAAATTATATTATCATAATTTATAACACGTGTATCTAATAATATTAATTTTGTTTCAGTATATGTTATATTAATACTAATATTATTAAATATTTCATTATTATAATATATTAATAAATTATTACTAATATTTGATATATCATTAAATTCTAATTGAAAAACAGCTATTTTATTTAATTTATTATTTGTATTTAAATAATATATATAATTATTATAAAATATAAAATCAATATTTGTTAAATTTATATCATTAATAGTTAATTGATATAATTTGCCATATTCATTTATAATATTAAAATAAAAAGTATTATTATTTTGATAATTTAAAAATTGAAATAATACATTATTATAAACTTTCATTGAATAACATATATCACTATTATTTGCAATAATTAAATTAAAACTTAAATCATATAAACTTAAATATATTATATTATTATATTTATAATTTAAATATATAATATTATTAAATATACAAAATGTATATGGTGTACCCTGAATTATAGGTTTTGATACATTTGCTATAAAATTATTATTTTGAATATTACCATAAATAATTAAAATATTATTAGACATATCAGTAAATAAAAAATAAAATATATTATCATATATTTTTAAATTATTTAATAAAATAATATTTGTTTTGTTAATAATTAAATTTGTTATTAAATAATTAGTTATATTTTTTGATATATCTATTTGTATTAAATAAATATTATTATTATTTGTTATTTGATATAAATATAAATAATTGTTATAATATTCCATACCATAATACGAATTATTTATGTATGTATCTAAATAATAAATTATAGAATTAAATAGTTCATCAAATTTTAAAATAACATTTGTATTTTTATTATATATATATATATTATTTAAAGCATCAATAGTTATTAAATTTGGATAATTTAATTTTTCTGTATTATATATATATATATTTTTAGAAATATCAATTGGTATTAAATTTGGATAATTTGATGCATTTGAATCATAATGTAATAGTTCTAGGTCTTTTAAACCATGAAAAAAATAATAATTATAGTCTAAATAATAATCAGCCATAAACCTATATAATCCTAAATTTAATATATTAAAATAAATTTGATTCATATAATCAATATAAATTGATGTAATAAAATTATATGAATAAGTTCGAAGTAAATAGGTATTTAATGTTAATATAAATAAAGTAGTATTATTAAAACCACATAAAAATATATTATTAACAGATAAATTATTTATATTTATAAATCCGCTAATTGTTTTTAATAAATTATTTGAATAATTATATAAATATAAATATTTATTATCACATATATATACACAATTTGTATTAATTGTAAAACAATTAATTTTATAATTTAAATTTGATATAAAATTTAAATTAATATTATTAAAACTTAAATCAAATTTTCCAATAGTATTATTAATTGTTAATGAATAAATATAATTATTTAAAATTATAAAATTACTTGAATAATTTATGTTATTATTTTTATTGTATTTATGTACAATAGTATTTGTTATTATATCAAATACATAACATCCAATATTTAATATATATAAATATAAAGTATTATTTAATAAATTATAATTTGAATATGTAATATCATTATTATTAGAAATGTCAATATAATATTGATTGATTACAACACCACTAAAATTATTTAGTATATAAACATATTTATTGTTAGTTATATATATATTATAATTATAAGAAATATAATTTACATTATTTGAATATGATATTGGACTACATGATATAATATTAGTATTTGGATAAATTGTTTTTAAAATATTATTTGATATATCTTTTAAAATATAATTAAAATTATTTTCAATTATGTTATTAGATAAATAATATAAATTAAATTGATTAATAGTAAATAAATTTATATTATATGGATAATATTTATATATATTTATGGTATAACTATAATTACTATAATTATTTGAAATATATAATACAATATAATTAATTTTATTTGTAATATCAATAATTTCATAATTTAAAATATTATTTAAATAATAAACTGTTAATTTATTGTTACTAATATCATATGTAGTAATATTTAATGAATCATAATATCCAGTTAAAGAAGATAATATTATATTATTTAAATAATTATATGTTGGTGTATTATAAAAATAAACATTTTCAGTTATATTTATATATGGATAATATAATGTTATATTACAATTTTTATATTTATTATAAATATAAATATTAATAGTATAATATTCAGAATATATAATATTAATTGTTAAATCAGTTATATTTGTTAAAAAAATATTATTATAAAATTTATTAATATAAATATATAAAGTATCATATATTCCATTTAAATTAGATATTGTTATTGAATTATTTGATATATTAGATATATAAGGTGTATTATAAAAATATGAGTCAATAGGTAATATAGTAGTAATTATTATATTACTAAGATTAAATACTAAATTATTGTAATATATTAATAATTGATTATTACCATATTTAAGATTACTTGTTACTATATTAGAAAAATCAATTTGATAAAGAGCTAATTTATTTATTGTATTTAATGTACTATTTATATAATAAATATAATTATTATAATAAATAAAATCAGTAATATTATTTATTTGTAAAAATAGTGTATTTCCACTATTATCAGTTATATTTATACCATCTGAATGTACTTGATATAATGAATTATTAATATTTTTCATAGTTAAAAAAAAAGATTTACTTGTATTTGATATTAAATTAAAACTTAAATCATATAAATTTAAATATGAACCGCCAAATATTGAATAAGATAAGTAAAATATATTATTATAAAAAATAAATGTACAACTATATAAATTAGAATTATTAGTTATATTATTTGTTACATTTAATATAAATTGATTATTAATTATATTTCCATTTAATAAAAAATAATTATTATTTGTATCTTTAAATAATAAATAAAATATATTATTATAAATTTGTAAATTATTAGAAGTTAAATTAGAAATTAAATTAAAATATTCATAATAAACCAATAAATTATTACATATAAAATAAGAATTAATATTATGCGATAAATCAGTACTAATTTGAATTAAATTAATAGTTTGTTGTATTTGATATAAATATATATTATTATTATAATATTGCATACCTAAATATTTATTTGATGGATTATTATCATAATAAAAATTTGATATATTAAAATTATTATCAATTTTTATTATTGTATTTTCTTTTTTATTAAAAATATAAAAATTATTATTGTCATCTTTAGTAAAAAATGTTGGATTATTTAATTTATATAAATTATTAGTAACTGATATATATTCATTATTTTGAATATTTATTTTAATTATTTTATTTTGATTTAATAATGACGAATAAATAATATTATTTGAATTAATATAAACTGAATTAATTGTATAATTTAGATATGAATCAAATGTATATATATTAATTAAATAATTACTTAAATTTAATAATTTAACAGTATTATTAGATACTGCAACTAAATAATTATTATTAGAATTTAAATTAGTTGTTTTTTCAAATCCATTAATTGTATATAATAAATTATTTGAAAAATCATAAAATAATATATTATTGCTATTATCATATATATAAATAATATTGTTACTTACAGTAAAATATTTAATAGTAAACTGTATATTTGATATTAAATTTAAAATTATTGTATTAAAACTTAAATCATATAATCCAATAGTATTATTTTTATTAATTGAAAAAATAAAATTATTATAAACTATAAACGGTAAATCATAATTTATATTACTATTTATAGGCGGAATAGATAATGTATTTGTAATAATATTAATTATACCACAATAAATAATTATATTATTATAAAAACTAAAGGTATTATTATTATATAAATAAATTTTATTATTTATTAAATCAAAATTAATATACATAATATTAATTAATCCTTTATTGTAATAAGTAAAATTTGTATTACTAATAAAATTTCCACTTATATCATATATATATAAATTATTATTTGATGTAATATATATAATATTATTATATATATAAAATTTATTTTGAATATTAATAGGATAACTAGTTAATATATTAATATTGGGTTCAAATATACATAATGTGTTATTTAAATTATTTTTTAGATAATAATTGTAATTATTATTTACTAAATTTAAAGAACTATACGATAAATTAAAATTACTATTAACTGGATTTGGATTATATTGATATGACATTAATATTATTTAGAATATAAATTTATAATATAATGCACATTAATTTAAAATTAATGACCATTGATTTTTATTTAATTTACATCCTAAATTATTTAATTCATCTTTATTAAATTTTTCATCATTAAATGTTAAAATATATTCATTATTTAAATGTTTAACAGTTATATTATTTTGTTTTTTTGTTAAACTATTAATTTTATTAATTCTATCTTTACAACGATCTTCTAAATTATATGGAAATGTATATAATGGATGATTAGACGGTAAAAACATATATGTAAGTTTATTATTATTTTTTGTTGTTGAATATTTTTCTAAATATAATAATTTTTCTTTTAATAATTTACATAATTCATCTTTAGTTAATACATTTATATTTTCAGTTGATGTATTTAATTTTTTAATAATTTTAATTAAATAACTTTTATCTTTTACAGAACATACACAACCTTTTTCAGATGGTATACCAGTTGCACGTTTTTTAGTTAATTGTTTAGATCGCGGTTCACGTATTTTAAATAAATCATTTTCATGTGAAATTAATTTATTAAAATTTTTATCAACAATACCAACGATAAAATTTTCTTCACGTTTATTATAATAGTCATATACATCTTCAAAATTATATCCAATTTTATTATTATTTTCATTATTATCTTCAATTTCATTAGTTTGTTTAAAAATTTTATCTCCAAATTTTTGTTTAATATAATTTTTAATTGACACTAAATTTGGTTGATTAATTTTAACATTTTCTCTATAAAACATTGACACATCTTCATTTTCATCAAATGGTTGAAAAATAAAATAAGTACCTCTTTGAATAAGATATCCAGGTCTATTATATTTATCATATATTGCATCTTTAAAATTATTAAATTCATTTTCACTTTTAGGCATCATATCTTCAATAGCTTGATCTAAAAAATATTCATCAAATAATTCTATTTTTTCTTTATTTATATTTTTTTTAATTTCATCTAATATTTCTTTATATAAATAAACATGTTTAATTCTATACAAATCTTTAATGATAAGTTTAATATGATTAATTTCATATTTAGCTAAATTATCGTTAAATGTATTAAAATCTAAATCTTTATATTTTAATTTATATGTATTTTCATTTTTATCAAAATATTTATCATTTAAATTTTTTGAATCACATTTAAGGTCACATTCATGAAAATCACATAAAACTGGACATATTTTTTTTCCTGCTTTAACATTTTCTAAAGTTGGATAAACACAACCTTTGCTTTTTTCAATTTCTTCTGGAAAAACATTTCCGTTTAATAATAATGGACAATCAATAGCAACTTCTTTTAAAGCATGTTCTATTTTTTTTACAGTTAAATATTTTAATTCAGCTTTTTGATATAAAGTTTCATCACTTGTTAATGGTGACATTATTTTTTCTTTTTTTGTAAATTTTTTATTTGGTAAATATGATACAACATATCTATAAATATTTACTTTAGGAAATCTATTTTCATCTGTTATAGAATTAATATGTTTACACATACGTATTCCTCTACCAATAACTTGATCTACTTTACCTAAATTATAATGTACATCTAATATATGTATTTCTTTAACATTTTGTAATGTAACACCTTCATTCATTACTTTTGATCCTAAACAAATTTTAATTAATTTACCATCAATATTATTAGTACTATTAAATACATCTCTAATAATTTTTTGTTTAACTTCAGGAATATCTTCAGCATTTTCGTCAGTTCCAGTAATTAAAATATATGTAGCTGGTGCAAAATCATTAATATTATATTTTTTTTTATAGTCAATTAATTTTAATCCAGTTTTATAGTCAATAGTTTCATCTTTAATGTCATAATTTTTTGGATTTTCTTGATACTCTAAATATCCATTCATTATTAATACTTCTGCAAATATTTCTATACCCCCTGCTTTTACTAAATTTGAATATACAAATACAATACCAATTTGTTTATCAGAAACATTAACAAATAATTTTTCAATTCTATTAAGTGCTTTATAAAATTTAATTGAAAAATATTTTAAATATTCTTTTTTTAATAAATAACCGGATATATTTTTTTTTTCATTAATTATTATAAAATTTTCTTCAACTTCATTATTTAATTTACCATTAAATAATTTTTTATTAATTAATGATCTTAATTTAGCACCATCTGTATTTATTTGACTTTGAATAATATTAATTCCTTCATTAGAGTGATAACCAATTATATCATTTTTATCTTTGTTTAATCCAGGAAAAACAAAATTAGCTGCTGATGAAGAACCTCTATCTAATTTATCATCAATATTTTTATTTGCAATTTGATAGGTATTATTTTGAAAATTATCCATAAAACATTTAATTAATGGTGTAAATAATAATCCATTAGGTATTATACCTTTATCGACTCTTTTTGCAAATGTAAATGGTATATTTCCTCTAAAAAAACTAATATATCCAGATGCTTTTTCTTTTAAATATTCTATTCCACCAGGTTTAATTTTCATATTATAATTACTTTCTGATGTAAATATTTTATCTCTTTGTATTTGATCATTTATTGGTCTAATAAAATTTAATAAATCAATTATATCATCAGCTAAATTTTTCATTGGTGTTGCTGTTAATAATATTATTCTTAAATTTTCTGATTCTTTTATTATTTTTTTTAATGCTTCACCATACTCATTTCCTGTTAAATTATGTGCTTCATCAATAATTAAAAGAGAATTATTCATATTAGTTATTTTTTCAACAACTAATTCTCGTTCTAATTCACCTTCTTCATTACGTTTATATTTTGATTTATTTTTTTTATTATCATCATTAGTATTTCCTCTTTCAGTAATTTTTTCGCCTAATACTTTTTTATAGAATGTTTTATATGATAATATTTTATATGACTGTAATGCATTATTAATTGCTATTTTTTTTTCTCTTTCTATTTCTTCTTTTGACATTTGATTTTGCATATCTTTATTTTTTAAATAAGTTTCTCCAGTACAAAATAATAGTTCATTTTTTATTGTTTCTCGCCCATTTGGTCCAAATGTTAATATAAATATTTTTGTATTATATTTTTTTACTTGTTCTTTAAATTGTTCACCAATTGATATTGCTACGCATGATTTACCTGTACCTGTTCCATGCATCATTAATAAACCTTTATATGGTGTATTTGGATTAAATAAATTTGATAATATTGCTTGTTGTTCTCTTAATTTAAAGTCACCTTTGCAAATTTGATCACGATAATCTTTAATTTCTTCATATGATTCTAATTTTTTTCTTGGTTTAATGTGGTGATAATAAAATTCTCTTTTTTTAAAAAGTTTTAATTGAATATTTGGGTCATTTGGTTCTGGATATGAGAAATCTTTAATCATATATTATTAATTAATAGATTTTAAATAAATTAAATTTTATTATAAAAAATTGAAAAAATAAATACCTTATACATTATGTATTATAATAACTAAATTAATAATAATGTCAAATATATTAAAAAATATAATTGACCTTGTAAAACTCTATTCATATAGTAGTAATTTTACAAATACAAAATATATTGTTAGTCGAAATGGTGCTTCATGCGAATTTTTACCGCAACTATTTTCTAATTCAAATGATATTAGAATTGAATTTATTGATGAAAATTTATCATCAATTGAATATTTTAAAAATTATAAAAGTTTTTTAATATTTTTTACACAATTTGTCGAACAAAATGAACAAGCTTATATGCTTTCAAAAAATTCAAATTTATATAATCAAATATATTTATATTTATGTGGCGTTAGTGATAATTGTATAATTGAAGATTATAATTTACACATAATAAATCATAAATTTATAATAAATAAAATTTATTGTTGTAAAATAAATGATGCATTTTACAAGTCATCAATAAAAGTTTGTATTTATAAAAATGATAAAATAATTTTTAATGAGTTTATTAAAAATTATGATGAATTTGAATACAAAATTAACAAAATTACAAATAATAATGAGTAATATAATTTTAATTTCTAATTTTTTTAATTATTTGTTTAATTTTTTTTCCTATGCTGTTTTGCAATAAAGATAATTTATATAATTCATTTAATAAATTATCTTTATTTATATCTTCATTTAATTCTTTATTTATATCTTCATATGATTCTTCATTTATATCTTCATTTATATTTTCATTTTGATTTATATCTTCATTTAGTTCTTTATTTATATCTTCATATGATTCTTCATTTAATTCTTCATTTATATTTTCATTTTCATTTTCATTTATATTTTCATTTATATTTTCATATGATTCTTTATTTATATCTTCATATAATTCTTTATTTATATCTTCATATGATTCTTTATTTATATCTTCATATGATTCTTCATTTATATTTTCATTTATATTTTCATTTATATTTTCATTTAATTCTTCATTTATATTTTCATTTATATTTTCATTTATATTTTCATTTAATTCTTCATTTATATTTTCATTTATATTTTCATTTAATTCTTCATTTATATTTTCATTTATATTTTCATTTAATTCTTTATTAATATTATCATTAATATAATTATTTCTAAAAACTTTTAAAGCTCTTGTATTTAGATATGAATCAAAATTATCGTCATTATTTAAATATCTTTTATTACAATTAGTTTTTGTTATTTGTGATTCATAAATTTTTTTACTATAATAATATTTTTGATAATTATCATCATTTTCAAGTTGCATAGCATATTTTTGTATATTTGTTGCAATTTCCATATTTTCATTATATTCTGTTTTATGTTTATAAATATTTATTTTTATAAAAGTTGATTTATCATAAACTATAATATATATTTTATTATTATTTTTAAAAAATTTATTTAATTTTATAGCAAAATTATGGTTATTTATTAAAAATGGTATATAATCATTATTTTTTAATAATTGTATAGAAAGATATAAATTTTTTTTTTCATAAATTCTATTATTTATAATATTATCTAAATGACACTTATTGTCATTTAAAATATCAAATATATTTTTATTATAATCATAAAATACATATGGATTATTTAACATTTTTATATTGTTAATATCAACAATATAATAATAATTCAATTTTTTATAAAGAGTTTATAAAAAATTATAATATTTTAAGTTATAATGGAAAGTAATAGAAAATATAATTCAGAATTTAGAAAAAATTTAAAAGAAAAGATAAGCAATTTAAAAAATAAAAATTTATTGGTCGATATATATAATATAGTTTCAGATGAATTAATCAATAAATTTACAATAAATAGAAATGGTTTTTATTTTAATTTAAATTTATTATCAGATAATTCAATTGAATTAATTGATGAATTAATTAAATCAGAATTAGAATTGCAATTAGAACCACAAAAAATGACATATGAAACATATAATAAAAATGTTAATATTGATCAGTTTATTAATATTCATAAATTAACAAATCAAGAAAAAACAATTATAAAAAAATATAGAAATTTTGATGTTTAATCTTGTATTGTATACATTGTTAAATTATATTTTTTATTATTATATTGAATTTTTTTATTAATTTTATTTTTAAAATTAGTTATAATAGTATTTATTGAAAACATTATTTTATTTTCTAAATTTTGTTTTACAAATTCAATAAATAATAATATACTTTTTTCATTTACTAATTTTAATAATAATAATAATGTCGAATTAACAATAATAATATTGTTTTTTTTAACAATATATCTTTCATTTTTTATTGGCAAGTCATTATTAATGTCAATATATCTATGATTATATTTTTTGTTAATAAATATATTATTATTTTCATCACCATTTAATACAAAATATACGTCTAATGGTATATTTATATTTAATGATTTATGATAAATATAATTATCTTTAACAATTGATGAATCAATATATTTAATTTGTTCATCAAAATCAATACTATAAATTGAATTATTATTTATATTTGTTAATGTTTTAATTATATAATATGCCGGTAAAATATAAATATAATCCATATCTTGCTTACATAATATACCTATTAATTTATCATTAATATTAAAAACTGGTGAACCAGACAAAGATTTTAGATTAAAATTTGTGGAAAGAAAAGATGCTTTAATATAAATAATTCTTGGATTAATAGGTAAATTATTTATATTAAAATATGTATAGTCATTAACAATAATGTTAATTCTATTATTTTTATTATTATAAAAATATAATTTACTATTTATTGATGAAATTTTATGTTTTATTTGTTTAATTTCTTTTAAATTATTTTCATTATTATTATTTAATATTAATAATTCATTCCACATTGGATTTATTAAAATGTTTGTTAAATTATCAATTGGTAATCCATGATGAACAGTTATAATATAATTTTGTGATTTATATTTTAATAAAAATCCTTTTACAGTATAATTAATAGTTATGTCTTCTAATATACTTGTTAATGCTATATTAGTTGTATAATATGAATTTATATTTCTATGTTTTATCATTATAATTAATATTATTACTAATATTAAATACAATAAAATATCAATTTTTTTAATTTTCATGTAAAATTGAATAATCTTTATAATTTTTTAAAAATTGACTCATTATAGGCATTTTTGAATCTATATATGGAATATTATTTAATGACCATTTATTTTTTAAATTAAAACAAAATTCATCATATAAATCTCCTGTATAGTTATTTAATATTATTTTATTTTCATAATATGATGCAATATAATTTTTAAAATTAGATGGTTTATAATAAATTGGTAATATATTAAATAACCAATCAATTTCTATTTTATTTGTTATACTTATATTAAATTTATAATTAACACTTGTATCTTTATTATCACCACTATGGTAATAAAACAATAAATTACAATTATTTTTTTTATAATTATTGTGAACTAATATATCCGGTATTGAATGATAATATACATCTGATGTATTAAATTTAATACCAATATTAAATGGATAGCCATGTAAAAATGGTCGTATAATATGTTCATATTTATTTGTCCATAATAATGATTTTTTAAAATTATAAGATTCATTTTCCATTAATTCAAAAGGTGAAATTTCAGGAGTTTTAGGATCAATATTTTTATTAGTAGTTAATAATTCAATTTTCATAAAAATATAAGTATTTAAATATTCAATAAATAATTCATCATTTATATTATTTATATTGCACCATTTAATAATATCTTTTTTATTTTTTTCAAAATCATATTCTTTTATTAATTCATCAATAATTAAATAATCAAAACCATTTTTTTTTAATAATCCATTTAAATATAAATAATTTAATTTATTCAATAATTTAACAGGATATTTATTTTTAAAATTTGTTCTATTTAACAAATAATCTGATATTATTTTATTAATTTGTTTTTCATATTTTTTTTTTATTGTTTGTAAATTATCAAATTTAAATATATCAATATATGTAAATGTATTTTTAAAATTTTGTATTAACGTATGTATATATTCAATTTCAATATCTTGACCATTATATATTTTTATATCAATAATTAAATTTTTCATAGATAATTTTATTGTTTTTATCATTGTTAATATTTCTAAAACTTCATTAAATGAACCATATGCTTTACTTGTTAATAATATTATTATATCATTTATAGTTAATTCATTTATATTTATATATTTTCTTAATTTAGCGGTATAATTAAATAATTCAGTTTTATATAAATTTAATATACTAATATCTTTAAATTTTAAATAATTATAATTATTAGCTTTAATATTAATTAACAATAATTTATATGTTAAATTATTTATTAAATTATTAAACATTATTATTGGTAATTTTTTTATTGTTTCCCATTTATCCATAAGTTTATATTCAATTATATCTCCTAATATATTTCGTTTTATTTTATTTTCAAATGGATGAATAATATAAAATAAACCATACATATCAAATAATATATCTATCATATATCCTGAATCTAATTTATATAAACATTTATATAAATTATCATTAATATTACTATAATAATCTTTATTCCAATATTGTATATAATTATTATTATAAAATTGTTTTATAATTATATTAAATATATTTTTTTTATAAAATTTTGTATTTTTAAAAACAGAATCTTTTAAAAAAGAAATTTTATTATCAACATTAAAATTAAAATATGATGTTAATTCTTTATTTTTTAAAAATACATAATTTGGATCAAAATTACGAATTAATAATGATTCATTATAATTTAAAGGTAATGATACTATTGCATTATCGTATTCAATACCATTTTCAATATCAATTAGTTCTTCAATTTCATCAAGTGTATTTGGTTCATCATATATAATTGGTGATAATAGTTTTGATTCCAATAATTGTAATAAACTTTCGCCAAAATTTATTTGATTTATTTTATATTGTTGTTTAACTTTTTCACGTCCGCCTTTTTCATATAAATAATATACTGTACCAGATGATACACGACCAACACGACCTTTTCGTTGTTTTCTATTTGATTCTGGTATCATTTCTGCAAATAAATTAGTTTTATCAAACACATCATCATAATTATTTATTTTTGAATATCCATTATCAATAACATATTTTAAACTTGTTATTGTTAATGAAGCTTCAGCAACATTTGTTGCTATTATAATAGTTCTATTATATGTTCCTTCAATTACATCTTTTGATTCAATATATGTATCAGTCCAAACATCACAAACTATATTTTTATTTGTTCTGACATTATATATTTTTACATTAATTTTTTCAATAATATTTTTATATTTTGAATTAATTTTTGCTGTATATGGTAATGCTATTACATTTGATGGGGTTATTTTATTTAAACTTTGTATTCTTTTATTAATTTCAGTTGTTCCATTTTCAAAAATTAATATATCTCCAGAAGTTGAATTAGATAATATATCAAGTACTACTTCTTCAACTGTTTTATTAGGCACATAAAATTCTGTTATTTTATGTTGTGTTGATATACCAGGTGGTGCAATATGTAATCTTCTGTCTAAATATATTGAATCATATAATTCTGTATCATTAAAATAATTTAAAGGACTTCTTAATGGATATACTAAATTATCATTTATTATATGATAATATCGTCTAAAAATTGGCTCATCATCATCCATTGTTGCAGACATAATAACTAATTTAATGGAATTATTCATATAACATGATTGTCTAGCTAAAGTTAATATCAAGTCCATATTTGGATTATGTTCATGTGCTTCATCAATAATAATTATATCATATTTATTTTTATCACTATAACAAGTTTCATATTCATTATTTATTTTTATTTTAAATTCATCTTTCATAAGATGATTAGAAATAAATTCATTAAATAATGTACCATCTGTTGTTAATTTTAAAGATACATGATTCATATTATTTATTGTATGTTCATCACCTGAATATGAAAATTGTACATAATAATTAGATGATTTAATATTATCATTTATAATGTTATTATATTCTTCTATTGGTACACCTAATTCATCTGATATACGTGATGATACTGCTGTTGTTGGACCAATTCTTGGTTGTGTACACACTACTTTACCATTAGTATTATAATCTAACATTTTTAATGAATACATAAATAATTTAGGTACTTGTGTTGATTTACCTTGACCAGTAGCACCAGTAATATATAAAACACGATGATTTATATAATGTTGATAAAAATTAATTTGATTAACCCAATTCATAGCATAATAACTATACCATAATTTATCATTTAAATTTTCAAATATTGAAATATTTTTTTCTTTTGTTTTTATTATATGATCTTTAAATTTATTATTTGTCAAAAAATAATATGCTTCGCCATATTCTTTAAATTCAATTGATTTAGTATCAATTTTATTTTTTTTATTTATTTTAAATTCAGATAATATACCGTTAGTAATTAAATATATCCAACATAGTTCATATTTTATAGTAACAAAATTATTTAATATATTTTGTAATGTATTATTTGAATATTCAAATTTTATATTATTATTTATATTTATCCAATCATTATTTGGTATTTTTAAATTTAATTTTTTCCAAAAATATTTTTTTTGATTATCATTTAAACTTGAATATTTTATAGGCAATATTTTCCAATTTTTTTGACTATCATGACTTAATGATTTTGCAATATTATAAATATTTTTTAAATTTATATTTTTATTTTCTAAATTAAAATAATTTATTATTTTATTATCTTTTATTAAATATGATGAATATATAGTTGATTTAAATATAATAAAACTTTCTTTAATATAATCCCATAAATGCATAGGATCAATATTTAATAAAAATTTATTAATATCATTATCTGTTATATTATTAAATTTTTGTTTTATATATTTATTATAATCATCATTATTCCCATCATTTTCTGTATTCATTTTAAAAACAGAAGAAATATTACCAATAATATTTTTATATGTATAATTATTCACAAAAAAAATAATTATATTTTTCCAAATATAATACTCATTTTTATTTATATTTTTTATTTTAATATTAAATTTTACTTGTTCATTATTATTTAAATCATCATATGAATTATAAATAAAAAAATTATCAAAATTAAATTTTTCATCTAAATATTGAATATAATATTTATTATATTCATTTATAAAAATAAACCATTTTATTTTTTTAATATTTTCATAATATATATTACGATAAATATTATAAAATTCACCTATATATAAACCACTATAATCTAATAGTTCTGTAAAATTATTATTTTCTAAATTTATAATAGCTTTATCTAAATTATTTTCTAAATTTATATGTGTATTTTTATATATTATACTATTTTTATAGTTATTTTCATTTAATGGGACTATATTTATCCAATTTACATATAATTTTCCATTTATTATAGAACAAGTTTCATTTAAACTTATAAAATTATGATAAATTATTTTATAAATTAATTTACCATATTCTTCATCAATTAATTTTATGTCAGAATTAATTAATCCAAGACCAAATGTTGAATATTTAAAATGTGTTTTTAATACATCTGATCTTTCTAATTTTAAATCATTTTTAGTTATTTCTTTTGTTAATATTAATTCATTTAAATCTTTAATTATATCATATACATTTATTTTTTCATCATTTATATATGGCAATAATAATAATAATATTGCTTTTATATCTTGATTATTATTATTTTTTAATTGAAAATAATTATTTTCTTCACTATCATTTATAAATAAATTATTAATTCTATATATTAAAAATCCACTAAATGTTAATAATATTTGTATATCATTATTATTTAAATTTATAAACATTTTTAATAATATTTTTTTAATATATGGCAATAATTTAAATGTTTCTATTTTTTTATTAATATTATTTATTATATTATTAAATTTTATATTCATTTATATTAATAAAATATATATTATATTTTTATATATTCAGTTTATTTTTTATTAAATTAATAGTAATTAAAATATATTATATTTTATTAAATTAATAGTAATTAAAATATATTATATTTTATTAAATTAATAGTAATTTAATAAAAAATATTTATTACATTTGTTGACATTGTTGTCCTCCTTGTTGACCCATAAATTGTGGATGACCTTGAAATTGTTGACCCATAAATTGTGGATGACCTTGAAATTGTTGACCCATAAATTGTGGATGATCTTGAAATTGTGGTCCAGCATCTGAAGATTGATGATTAGTTTCTTTATTAATAAATGGATTTTCAGTTGTATTTAAAATTACTGTTTTAATATAATTTTTATCTGAATTTTTAATTATTGTTTCATTATTTGATTCTTCTTGATCTAATATTTTTAATAAATATAATAATTTACTTGACATTTCAATATTATCAATTGATGGCAATTTAAATGTAAATTTTATATATAAATCTCCTTTATTATTTAATGAATCATTTTTTAATATTTTCATACCTTCATTTGGTATTTTTTTAATTGTTCCAAATTCGGTTTTACCATTATAACTAATATGCAATTCTCTATTATCTAAATGTTTAATTATTTTTTCAAATCCATATATTGCTTGATATAGTTTTAATTCAATATTTATACATAAATTTTCATTTATTCTTTTAAATATTGAATGCTCTGTTATTTGAATTTTTATATATAAATCTGTTTTATCATTTTTAAATTGATGACCTTGTTTAGGTATATGTATTTGTTCGCCTGATGATAATCCATTTTTTAATGGTATTCTTGCTGTTACTTCTCTTATTTTATATCCATCATTACATTGATTACAATTACTTACATTTTTTGTTCCTTTTCCTTGACATTCACCACATACTCGTTGTATTTGTTGACGCATCATTGGATTTAATTGTATTATTTGTATTTGAACACCAGCTCCATTACAACCAGAACATTTTGATGATACACCATCGCATTTTTCACAAACATACTTTTGTTCATATTTTACTTTTATTGTTTTTTCATTATAAATTTCTTCTAAAGTTATTTCAGCTGAAATACTTATATCTTCTCTTGGTTGTTGTTGTTGTCTTTGCATACGTTGCATATTAAACATATGTCCAAATATATCATTATGATTTATATCTGGTTGTGGTGGTTGACAATTATTATTTACATATTCCATTCCTAATTGATCATATAATTTTCTTTTTTCTTCATCAACTAAAACTTCTTTTGCTTCATTAATTTCACGAAATTTAATATCAGCATTTGCATCATCTTTATTTTTATCAGGATGTAATTTTATAGCTAATTTTTTATAAGCTTTATTAATTTCTTCGGCAGTTGCATTAGGTTGAACGCCTAATCTATCGTATAATATTGTGTCAATCATATTATATAGTAATTGCTTTTTTTTTAAATATATATTTATTTTTTTTTTATTCTTTAATTTTTCCATTAACCAATTCTATTTTCTTATTAACTATTTCTAAATTTGACGGATCATGAGTAATAATTATTAGTGTACTATTTTGACTTATTTCTTTTATAATATTAATAACAGTTTCTTTAGTAATAGAATCTAATGCTGATGTGGGTTCATCTAATATTACAATCTTTGATTTTTTAAAGTAAATGCGCAATAATAATATTAATTGTTTTTGACCGCCACTATAAATATCACCATTAACAGATCCTGAATCATTAAAATCAACATTTTTAAAAATAGTATCTAAATTAAATTTATTATAAGCTTCCATAATATCTTCATTTGTAATAGTATTACCAAATTTAATATTTTCAAAAATAGATTTATTAAACATTTTAGTATTTTGATTAATATAACTAATTTGTTTTCTTAAACTTGATAAACTAAATAAATTAATATCTTGATCGTCAATAAATATTGTATTTTCTGGTACTGGATAATATCCCATTATTAATTTAATTAATGTAGATTTACCATTTCCAGATGCACCAATAATAGCAATTTTATCTTTTGATTCAATTGTTAAATTAAAATTATTAAATATATTACTTTTATCGTTATAACTAAATGTTAAATTTTTAATTTCTATTTTACCTCTTGTTATTAATATATTTTGTTTAACTTGATGATCAACACATATTTGATCAACATAATCATCAATACTAGATATAACACCTAAATGTGTTATATACTCAGGAAAATATGTAATAATTGTATTTAAACATGGTATATAAAATATTAAAATCATTAATATTGTTATTAAATTATCTTGATTTATTTTATTATTTTTATACAAATATACAATAAAACAACTTAATCCTATAAAAATCATAGTTGTTGATATATTATTATTATATTTAATATTACTACTACATACCATAGCTGTTCGATGTATATTTTTATATCCATTATTAATTTCACTATAATTATTTAATTCATCATCAATATTACCAGCTGAATAAATAGTATATAAATTAGATAATCTATCTTGTAAATTTTCTGCTTTAGTTTCATAATAATTATATTTATCACTAGCTAATACAACACATTTTTTACATTGTGTATAATTATAATAAACTAAACTTGATACTGATAATAAAGATAATAAACCAAGTATTTTATTATGTTTAAAAAAATATAAATTTATTATAACTACTGTTATAATTTTTGGTAATACCCATATAAATAAATCTGATGTTACTTCTCTTAAAATTGATGGTAATCCATTTATTCTTGTTAATAATCTACCTAATTCTAAATCTGTATAATTATTTTCATAGTAATATAATATTTTTTCATAAAATATATTTGATACAGATTCATTAAATTCTGGTATTAAATAAATATCTAATTTTGATACAACATATGATGCTGAACTTGTTATTACAAAAAAGAATATTATTTTTTTAAAAAAATCAAAAAAATTCTCGTAAGATATATTATCTTTTAAATTTTGAAAAAATTTACTATAAATTTTAGGAATTATTATTGATTCTAATGGATATGATAATGATACACATACTGTGTATATAAATAATAATAATTTATATTTATTTAAAAAAGGTTTTACTAATTTTGTTGATCCCATTATTATAATTTATAAAAAAATTTTTTATAAATTTTTATTAATTATTTAACTTTATTATTTCTTTCCAATCATTTATTTTATTAATAGCTTTTTGTTTTAATTCTATATCTAAATATTTTGAATATTCTGTTACATATAAATTATCTTCATTATGTTTAAACATACGTTTATTAAATAAGTTTAATGCATTATCAAAAGATAATAATATATTATTATTTTTTTTATTCATATCATAAATTATACATCTATCAAAATCAAGTGCTGCTAATAAATCTGCTTCACGAACAATATGATAAGATATTATTGTATTAATATTTTTAAAAAATGGATATCCATTCTTTTTTACATATGAATATGACATTGTTGAACATATATCTATTATATTTTCTATCTCATATTTATCATATTTTTCTGAAATTAAAAATTGTTTTATATTATTTAAACCTTCTAATTCATTCATATATTTTTTATCACACATATCATGCAATATTGCACATGTATATATTATTCTTTCATGATCTATTAATGTTGGATTTGTTATTAATTCATGATTATAAATTTCTTTTGCATAATTTAATACTGCCATACTGTGAATTAATCCATGTGATTCATCTATTGAATATTTGTTTATTATAAATTTTACAAAATTAAATATTGCTATTAAATTCATTATTATTTAATATAATTAAGTCTTTATACAATAATAATCAATTTTTTTTAATTAATTAACCAATCAATTTTTTAATTAATCAACAATCATTTTTTTAATTAATCAACAATCATTTTTTTACTTAATTAACCAATCAATTTTTTAATTAATCAACAATCATTTTTTTAATTAATCAACAATCATTTTTTTAATTAATCAACAATCATTTTATAGTAACATATTAGTGATAAAAATGAAAATACTATATATCCTATACATTTATTCATATGAACTGGTTTATATAAATTTATAAATATAACTTGAACTGTTATTGATGTCATTGCACTATATAATAATATTTTTTGTGCTGGTGATAATTTAAGTATTTTATCAAGCATATATATATATTTATATATAAAAAAATATTATATTTAAAATATAATATGAATTTTAACATTTTTATTTTATTTTTTTTTACAACAGCATTTAATAATAAATTATTAAATAAATTTAATAATAAATTTTTAATTAAATTAAATAGTAATTTATTTGATATTGATAATCAGATAGAACCACTTATTAAAGAATTAAATGAATTAAAAAGAGAAAAATATAAAATTTTATTAAATAAAAATAAAATAAAAAACACACTTATTGAAAATAAAATTATTGAAAATTTTGATAATTATAATTTAGTTATAAATCAAATTGATAAAAAAATAAATTCATTATTGCAAGTATTAAATGAATTAAAAAAAGAAAAAAATAATTTTTTAGGCAATCAAAAAGGACTTAAATTATTTAATGAAACAATTATTGATGATACTGAATTATATAATGAAACATCCAATAATTATCATCAATCATTACCAAATCCAATTATAAATATACAAAATAATATTATAAATAAAAATAAGGATACAGAAACAGAATCGCGTTTTGATATAATAAGAAATAGTTCTTATAAATTTAAAGATATTGGTGGATATGATAATATAAAAGAAGAATTACTTCAGGTTGCAGATATATTAGTAAATTATACAAAATACAGTAAATTCAATATTAGAACACCAAAAGGTTTAATATTAGAAGGTCCGCCAGGAAATGGTAAAACATTAATGGCTAAATGTTTATGTGGTGAAATTAATGTTAATTTTATTGCAGTTTCGGGATCAGAATTTATTGAAAAATATGTTGGTGTTGGATCAGCAAGAATTATTGAATTATTTAAATTAGCATTAGATAATATTCCATGTATTATATTTATTGATGAAATTGATGCATTAGGACGTAAAAGAAGTGATAGTGATAATAGTAATACTGAACATGCATCAACATTAAATCAATTATTAGTAAAGTTAGATGGATTTTATAATATTACAGGTATTTTTGTAATTGGTGCAACTAATCGTAAAGATTTATTAGATTCAGCATTATTGCGTCCTGGAAGAATGGATAAATTAATATATATGGGTTTGCCAGATGCTAAAACACGTGAATCAATAATAAATATTCATATTAAAGGTAAACCATATGATAATACAGTAAATATAAATGATTTAATTTATAAAACAAATGGTTTATCTGGTGCGCAAATTGAAAATTTATTAAATGAAGCTATGCTTGGTGCATTAAGAAATAATCAAGAATATATTTCAAATGCATTAATTGAAGATAATCTTATTAAAGTATATGTTGGTTATCAATCATCACAACATAATTTTACTGAAGAAACAATAAAAAAAATAGCTATTCATGAATTAGGACATACTATTGTTGGAATATTATCAAAAAATTATAATAAATTAGTTAAAGTTTCAATTAATTTATGGTCTCCAAAATCTCCTGGATTAACACAATTTGATCCAGTTATTGATGATATTTTATCCGATAAAAATAAATTAATTACTCAATTAGCAGTTTCATTAGGTGGACGTATTGCAGAAGAAATATTTTATGGTGATTCAATTACAACTGGTGCTGTTAGTGATTTAGAATTTGTAAAAAATTTAGCACATGATATGATTAATAAATTAGGAATGGGAGAAACATTAATTCATATAGGTACTAGTGATAAATCTAAAGAATTAATTGATTTAGAAGTTACTAAAATAATTAATATTGCATATACTAAAGCAAAAGATATTATTATTCAATCTAAAAATTTAATTGAGGAATTATCAGTTGAATTATGTAAAGAACATATTTTATTGCCTGAAACTATTGAAAATAAAATAAAAACAAAATATTTACATTTATTATATATTGATTAAATATAATAAAAAAATTGAATAAAAAAATAATATTATTAATATAGTATAAAATGTCACATTTACATATATCAGTATTTAATAAAAATCATGCAAAAATAATCGATTATTTTGATAAATTAAAAGAATTTTTTAAAGAATGTATAATTACCTATAATAATTTTTGGTTAGATAAAATAAAATTATATACCAATAAAAAAGAAATTTTAATAAATAAAATAGAAAAAAATAAAAGTTTTATTTCAATATTAATATCAGTTAATATTGAAATAGATAAAAATGAACAAAAAATTATTAAATTTATATTTAATGGTAATAAATATTACATAAATAATTTTAATAATATTGATAAAATAAAACAAAAAAATATTGAATTAATTGAATTATATAAAGAATTAATAAATAAAATGCAAAATAAAATTACAATTTTTGATAAATTAATAAAACAATGTAAAAAAACAAATATCAATAAAACTAATATTATATTAGATAATTATGTTAATGATAAATTTAATATAATAAAAAAAACATGCATTAAATTATATTTAAATAATAATTTATTGCAATATTTAAATCAAAATAACATTGACATAAAACAAGATCAAGATTTATTAAGAAATAATATTATTAATAATTTATTAATTACTCATCATGATAATATTATTCAACCTGGTATTAGTTTACTTTTTAGCAATTTTATTTAATAAATTTTCATTTAAATAAATATTATTATAATGATTATTATGACTGATTTTTATAATATGAAAGATAATGATGAATATGAATTTTATAATATGAAAAATAAAAATGAAGATGATGATGAATATAACGATGATTCTAATGATGAATCTGATGATGAATCTGATGATGATTCTGATGATGAAGAATTTGATGATGAATCTGATGATGATTCTGATGATGAATCTGATAAATTACATAAACGTAATAAACGTAAATATGATGATATTAAAAAAAATAAAAAAGATGAAAATATAAATCAAATATTTGAAAATGAAATAAATAAATTAAATGTTATATCATCAAATACAATTATAAAAAAGTATTTTAAAAATGTAGAAAAAAATGAAAAGAATAATATTATAAAAAAAATAAAAGAAATTAATAATTATAATAATTTTGATAAACCATTATTTAATAGATTACTTTTATTAAAAGTAAGTATTAATGAAAAATCAGATATAATAAATAAATATTATAATAGTTTACAGGATTCAAATTCATATAAATTAAAAGAATGGGTTAATAATGTTGTAAAAATTCCATTTGGTAAATATTATAAATCTTCAAATATGTCAAAAAAAAATGTTAAATTATTTTTGGATGATTTAAATAGTAAAATGACAAAAGCAATATTAGGACATAATGAAGCAAAAAATCATATTTTACAAATTATGGCACAAAAAATAACAAATCCAGAATCAAAAGGAAATATTATTGGAATTTATGGACCACCTGGAAATGGTAAAACAACACTTATAAAAGAAGGTATTGCAAAAGCAATTAATAAACCATTTAATTTAATATCTTTAGGTGGTGCTACACATGGATCATTTTTAGATGGACATTCATATACCTGGGAAGGTGCTGTTCATGGTAGAATAATTGAAGCTTTAATATTATCAAAATGTATGGATCCAATTATTTATTTTGATGAATTAGATAAAATATCAAATACGCCAAGTGGTAAAGAAATTGAAAATGTTTTAATCCATTTAACTGATCCTATTCAAAATAATCAATTTAAAGATAAATATTTTGAAGGTATTTCATTTGATTTATCAAAAGTAACATTTATATTTTCATATAATGATCCATCAAAAATCAATAAAATATTATTAGACAGATTAACACAAATAGAAACAAGTTCATTATTGTTAAATCAAAAAATAGATATAATGCAAAATTATTCGATACCTGAAATATTAAAAGATATTGGATTTAAAAATAATTCAATTATAATGTCAAATAATATTATTGAAAATATGATAACAACATATACACGTGAAGGTGGTGTAAGAGGAATAAAAAAATTAATTTATGAAATATTTAGAGAAATAAATATTTCTGTATTAACAAATAAAATTAAATTACCATTAAATATAACAAATAAATTAATTACATCAATTTTAAAAAATAAAAATAAAATTATTCATGAAAAAATAGATGATGAAGATAAAATTGGTTTAATTAATGGATTATATGCATCAGATAATGGCAATGGTGGTATATTACCAATTGAATTAGCATGGTATCCAGCAGGTAAATCATTTGAAATTAAAACAACTGGTAATTTAAAAGATATAATTAAAGAAAGTGCACAAGTTGCATCAACACTAGCATTTAACAATATTACAAAAGAATTACAAGAATATTATAATGAAGAATTACAAAAAAAATCAAAAGGAATACATATCCATTTTTCTGATGGATCAATGCCAAAAGAAGGTCCAAGTGCAGGAACAGCATTAGCTGTTGGTATATATTCATTGTTAACAGAATCAAAAATAAAAAAAGATATAGCAATTACAGGTGAAATTTCATTAAATGGTAAAGTATCTGAAATTGGTGGTTTAAATTTAAAATTACAGGGAGCAAAAAATGCAGGTATAAAATTAGTTTTATATCCATATGATAATGAAAAAGATATTAATTTAATAAAAGAAACAAACCCAACATTATTTGATGAATCATTTAAAATTATATCAATAAAAACATTTGAGGAAGCATTAAAATATAGTATAGTTAATGATTAATTATTTACAATTTAATTATTTATAATTTAATTATTTACAAATTAATATCAAGTTTTTCAAATTGAGTTATTATTTCTTTTTTTAAATTATTTGGTATATTATTAAAATTAATTAATTCTGAATTTTGTTTATATTTTAATTCAATTTCTGGATTTGTTTTAATAAATTCATTAAATAATTCTATTGAATCTAATAATTTATTTTTAATTTCATGTGAAAATCTTGATGGAAATATTGTTGAAATATTATCTGATTTATCGCCTAATAATATTTTTTTATGTAAAGCCATCATTGCTTCATATGAAGATAATTCTATAGGATTTTTATTTTTAAAATTAATAAAAAATAAATTATTTTTTCCTAATTGTAAAAAATCTTTGTCTCCTGATAATATATATATATATAAATTAGTATTATTTTCTAAATATTTGCAAATAATACCAATTAGATCATCAGCTTCTAATTTATTAATTCTTAAACTATATGTATTTTCATTTTTTAAAATATTTGGTATAATAGTATTATAGGTATATTTAAAAGTTGGCATAAAATTTGTTTTTTTTTTCATATCAAATCGTGTACTTTTATAATTATTTTTTAAATCTGTAGTTCTCCAAATTTGATTTCTTGGTGAATCCATACAAAAAATTATATTTGAATTTTTATATATTCTTTTTCCTATTAATTTTTTTATTCCTTCTAAATATAATTTTTCATATTTTTCAATAAATATATTATTTTCTAACCAATTATAATTTATATCATTAATATATTCTTTATATATTAATGAATGAGCCATAGACAGCCATTTTAATGTAGCAAAATATCTATGAAATAATGTATACGATGTATCTATAAGTATTAAATTTTTTTTTTTTGTATTCATTTAAATGTATTATATTATAATATAAAATAATATATTTTCAAATTTTTTATAAATAAGTTTAATAAAAAAAATAATATCTTATTATTTTTAATGGACAGATATGCTAAAAATTATAATCAAGAACATATTTTAAATTATAAAGTGCCAGATTTTAAAGAATCTGATTTAGAAACATTTACATTAAAAATTAATTCTAAAGATAGAAATATTATTAGAGAACCAAATCCTTTTAGTTTTGAAATTACATTTGATCAATATACTAATTTAAATCATGGAGCTGTTATAGCACATGAATTTGAAAGAATTAAAAAAATAACATTATCTCAAATGTGTATTCCCCGTTTTATTCCACGTAATTATATTGGTGAACCAGTTACAGGAATTACTCCTGTTTATAATAATGATAATTCTATTAGTTTATCTTATTATCCTGGTATAAATATTAATAATACTGTTATTAATTTTTATGATATTAGTAATAATCAACTTAAAATTGAAGTTTTAGAATTAGTTGATCTTTTTAATAAAAAATTATATTTAGTTGCTTTACAATATAATAATCCATATTTTACTTCTTCATATATTAATATTAAAGCTGAATTATTTAGTTATTTAAATATTAATAATATTATTTATCCAATTAATAATATTACTGGTAATATTATAAAATTAGATAATACTGCTAATTATCCATTACCTATTTGTACTAATAATAGATTAATTATTGCCGATTATTATAAAAATTGTTTAATGATTGATACTAATGGTTCAAAAATAGGTATTACAAATTTATATATACAAATTACACAAGGTAATATTTTAAATTTTCAATATCTATTTAAAGGTCAATATTTAGAATATCAAATTAATAATTCAATTTCAAATTTTGTTTTACAAAAGGTATTATTTAGTGTTAATTATATTACCACTAAATTAATTAATAATGAATTACCTGATATTATTAGTAATACTAATATATTAATTTATGGTAACTGGGTTCAAGGTACACCATATAATTTTATTTTATCTGATAATATATTTTATGATACTATTAATACTATTAGATTAAATCAATTTAATTATGGAGTTAGAGATTTGTTTGATGAAAAAGCATTTTATTTAAATTTATATCCATATGTTCCAACATGTGAAGTAGCAACAGATTCTACTTTTAATAATAGTTTTGGCGTATTATATCCATTTACTCCAAATTCTATGAAAGATTATTTATATTTACGTGGTGATGCAACAGAAACATATACAAATGTTAATTTACAAACTACGCGAAATAAAATAAGATTTTCTTTAATGGATTCAAATAATCAATTAATTGGAACTGTTTATAATGATTTTTTTAATTTTTATAGTCCCAATAATAATATTTCAATTAATTCATATTTACCATTTCAACCTGACTTGACAATAATATTAAAATTCGAAGAAATAAATAAAAAATTTACAAATATTGGATAAAAATTATGATTTAACTGAATTAAATCATGGTTTAACTGAATTAAATCATGGTTTAACTGAATTAAATTATAAATTTAATTTACCGATAATATTTTTAAATATATGCATTATAAACTTAATAAAATTTGAAACAAAATTAAAATTTAATAATTTTGTTTCAGTATCATTCTTTTTTTCATCTTGATTTTCTTGAATTAAAATTTCTTGATTTAATTCAAGATTTTCTTGAGTTAATAATACATTTGTTGTTATATTATTTCGTCCTCCTCTTCTTTTATTTAATACAATATTTGTATTTTCTTGATTTAATAATAATACATTTGTATTATTTCTTCCTCCTCTTCTATTTTTGTTAAGATCAATATTTTCTTGATTTAATAATACATTTGTATTATTTCTTCCTCCTCTTCTATTTTTGTTAATTTCAATATTTTCTTGATTTAATAATACACTTGTATTATTTCTTCCTCCTCTTATATTTGATTTATTTTGTATTAAAATTGAATTATCCTCTGATTTATCAACTTGATTAATTGTCTGATATTGTAAATCTTCTGATTTATCAACTTGATTGATCATCTGATATTGTAATTCTTCTGTTTTATCAACTTGATTATCAACTTGATTGATCATCTGATATTGTAATTCTAATTCAGGATTATTAATTATTGATGCTAATGCTATATCAAATTCTTCAATTGATGTCATTGTATATAATTATATTTATTATTATTATAGTATAATTAACAATAAATTTTCAATTTTTTTTAATATATAAAATGTATATAAAATAATTATTAATATTAAAATTTAAAAAAATAAATACAAAATTTACAAATATTAAATAAAAATTACGATTTTTTAATGATTACATTTTTTACCATGCGCATTTTGAATGTCTTTTGCAAAATGAACATACCCATTCATTTTGTATATTCGCATTATTATGAAATAAAATATAGTAGTGTCCTGAAATATTTAAAAGTATTATTTCATTTGTTTCCATATTTTTATTATTATATGATGAATAATTAATTTTTGTAAATGGAATAACAGATTGCATATCAATTGTTAATAATAATATATTTATTTTAAATGCATGATGTAATAATTGTAAATACTGTGTTGATAAATTATTGCAATTTGTATGAATATAATTTAAATTATCAGTAATTATATTATTAGTATCAGACTTTTTAAAAGTAATTATATTATCATTACATTCAATATAATATTCACTAGTAGAAGATCTTCTTATTAATGATTTTAATGGAAATAATAGTTTTGATGATAATTCATTAGTATTTTTAATATCACTATTAATAGAATATAAAAATGCATATATTAAACATTTACCATCTCCTCTTACATTCCATACTTTCCAGTCAGAATTATTAAACAAATTTAATAATTTATTTTTTAATTCAACATTATTAAATTTTGCAACAAAATTATTTATATTTAATACATCATAATCTGATCTTTCATGATCTTTTAATAAATTTGAATTTTCTTGCTTATTTACTTCATTTTCTTTTAATAAATTTGAATTTTCTTGCTTATTTACTTCATTTTCTTTTAATAAATTTGAATTTTCTTGATTTAATTCAAGATTTACTTCATTATTTTCTTTCAATAATAAAATTTCTTGATTTAATTCAATTGTTGGTTTGTTTTCTTTGTTTTTACGTTTTCTTTCACGTCTATTTTTGTTTAATACTATATCTGAATTGTCTTGTTTTAATTCAGTTGCAGTATTTTTTTTTTCTCTTCCTCCTCCTCTTCGATTGTTTAATACTATATCTGAATTGTCTTGTTTTAATTCAGTTGCAGTATTTTTTTTTTCTCTTCCTCCTCCTCTTCGATTGTTTAATACTATATCTGAATTGTCTTGTTTTAATTCATTCATAGTATTTTTTCTTCCTCCTCCTCTTCGATTGTTTAATACTATATCTGAATTGTCTTGTTTTAATTCATTCATAGTATTTTTTCTTCCTCCTCTTCGATTGTTTAATACAACTTTTGAATTTTCTTGTATTAAATTTAAATTATCTTGAACCAATTTTGAATTTTCTTGAACTAATTTTGAATTATCTTTTAATAATTTATCAAGTTGATTGACCATATTCTGTTCTTTTTCTTCTGATTCAGCTTTACTAATCATTAATGCTAAATTAAGTTCTTCTTCTTCAGTTGTTGACATTGTATATAATTGTAAATATTAATTCTTATTATAATATGACTAATAATAAATTTTCAATTTTTTATTATAATAATTTTATACATAAAAATTATTATAAAATTCAGTAAAACTATAATTTGATGTATTAATAATACTTATTTTGCCTAATTCAACATTATATAATATTATTTTATTTATTTTTTTATCTTTTTTTTCAAAAATATAACTATATGTAAATGCTTCACATATAGTTTGTAAAGAACATATTTCATTAGAAGATAATTTAATTATAAATAATATATATTCTACACCATTAAATAATAATAAGTCAATTTCACATTTTAAATTATCATAAATTACATTACAATTATTTAATATAGATGTAGGTTTAAAATATTCAATTAATTTTATTATTGCAATTTCAATTTCTTTATAAAATAATATATTATTTATTAAAAAATTTTTATATACAATATCATTATTTTTAATTAAATTAAATGTTTGATTTAATAAATTTGTCCAATGAATATTTTCATCAATATATTCATTATAAAATTTATTATCATTATTAATTCCTTTTGGATGATTAATTTTATTGAATTTTTTTGGAAAATTATTTTGAATTATTTTAAATATTATTAATTTTATATAATTTAATATAATAAATTTTTTTTTTAAATTTATTACTATTTTTGGTATTTCTAATTCTTTATGAATTATTTTTTCTTTTAATATTAAATTTTCAAATAATTTATTTATGTATTTATGCCCATTATTTTTTAATATATTTTCTATTGAACTAAATATTTCATTTTTATTTATATTATTACCAATATACAAATTTTCATTTATTTCTCTAATAAATGGCGACATTGTATCACTGTATGTTACTGTTAAATATTTTTTTGCTCTTGAACTTGCTACATAAAATAATCGTCGTTCTTCTTCTAAATTTTCTAATTGATCAATATAATTTTCATTTTGATTCCGTCCAAATGACGGAAAATCAATATTATTAACATCAACAATATATACATGTTCCCATTCTAATCCTTTAGATCCATGAATTGTAGAACAATATAATACATTATCATGACTTGTTTCTATTTCTTGATTTAAATATATATCTCTAATAAATTCAATTAAACTTGAATTTCTTAAATAATATAATAAATATAATATATCTTTTTTTTTTTCTTCTTGATTATTTGTCCATAATTTTTCTAAATAAAATAATATTAATTTTGCTTTTTCATTATCGTTATTAATTTTTTTTATTTTATTTATTAATTTTATTAAATTTAATAATTCTTCATTTGTTTTTGATAAATCTAATACTTTTTCATAAATATTTAAACATCCATTTACTAATTCATTTGCATTATTTATATTAAAACTTTTATGTAAACTTATAATTCTTTTCCAATGTATAGAACTTTTTGAATTATATGTTATTATAATAAAAGATAAAAAATCTTTTACATGATATTTATCTAATAATGTTAATCCTATTTGTTTAACAAATGGAATATTATTTTTCATTAATTCTAATTCTATAAATGTTAATGATTTATTAGTTCTTGCTAATATTACTATATTTGATAATGATATACCACTATTATATTTATTAATTATATCAGATACAATCCATTTATATTGGTCTTCTTTATTATTAAATCCATTAATTAATGGTTTAACACCCATTTCATTTTGAACAGATTTTACATTTTTTTTATATTGTTTTATATTTTTTTCAATTATATTTTCACAAAAATTAACAATACCTGGTGTAGATCTAAAATTTTCTACTAAATAATATTTATTTCCTATAAAATTATAAATATATTTAATTGAACAACCACGAAATGAATAAATTGATTGTGCATCATCACCAACAACCATAATTTTACTTTTATTAAATATATTTAATATATAATCTTGTATCGGATTTATATCTTGATATTCATCAAAAAATATATATTTTATTGATTCTTTAAACTCATTACTTTTATTTGATTTTAAAAATTCACAAAATAATATCATTAAATCATTAAAATCTATTAAATTTTCTTGTTTTTTTCTTTTAATAAATTTTTTATATATTGTAACAATAATTGAATAATATTTCATTAAATTATATTTTTTTAATACAGTTTTAAAATTTAATGGATATGTTATTGATATTTTATCTATTATATTTTTATCTAGTATACTTTCTTTTATTATTTCTATATCATTTTCATTTAAGTCTATGTATTTTTTATTCAATTCTTGATTATTTAAATCCATTAAAAATTTTATAGTTTCTTGTTTTAATATGTCTTTACTATCATACTCATCTATTACTATATAATTTATATTATTATATTTTTGTAAAACTTTATAACTTAAACTATGTAATGATCCTACATGATATGGTAATTTATTTGGTACTTTATTTTGTAATCTTTGTAACATTTCTTGTCCTGTTTTTTTTGTAAATGTTATTAATAATATTGAATTCGGTAAAATACAAAAATTATTTTCTTCTTTAGTTAATATTAAATTAATATATCGTGATATAATTGCATGAGTTTTACCTGATCCTGGACAAGCTATTACTAATATATTATTATCTTTTGCATTTATTATTTTTTCTTGATCAATACTTAAGTTTAATGAATTTATTAATTGATCTTCACTAAATTTTGTCATTTCATTATCATATTTTATTAATTCATTATCAATTAAAAATATTTTTTTTTGATATTTATTTTTTAATATTTTAAGTTCATCTTTTTTTTTTATTAAATCATTCATTATATATAATATATTATGATTTTTTAAATATAATATATTAGGTATAAAGAAAAAATTTAATTATTGAAATCGTAATATTGATAATTCATATAAATTATTTTTACTATCTACAATATCAATAATGTATTCAGGATATTTTTTTGAAAATTTAGAATACTCATTTATTGCTAAAGATAATAATACATCATTATTTACAGTAACATTTGTATTACCTATAGAATTAACAAAATCAATATTTATATAGTCCGAAATGTATATTTCATAAGTGTTATTATATAAATATTTATAATTAAAAAATAAATCTGGATATAATATACTTTTGCCATTTTCTGTTATTTTTAATTTATTAAAATCAATTATTGATATAATATAAAACATATTTAATTCCATATTATACTTTTTAATTATTATAAATTAAAATCAATTTTTTATAAAATAAATGAGATAAAGAATAAACATTATTAAATATAATGAGCTTATATAATTTTTTAAATTCTTTAAACTTAACAGATAAAAATATATATAATAATATAAAATCAGCATCAGAATATATAAATGGTCAATTATCAAAAATGAAAAAAAATGAATTAATTAAAATTATTAATGGTATTAAATATTATTTAGATAATAAAGGAAAATATAATATAAATTTAAATATTAATCAATATAATATTGTTAATTCTGATTTATATTGTAATCAAAAAATTAATGCTGATATTAATTCAGGAAAATCAACAACTATTTCATGCAGAATTAAATATTTATTGGATAATTTTATAACACCTGACAGAATATTAATATTAACTGATAATAAAAATTCAGTTCAATCGATACAAACTATAATTAATAATTTATTTGGTTTTGAAATTTATATTCAAATTTATACATTTGATACTTTTTGTTATAAATTAATAAATAAATATTCTGAAAATAATATTAATGCATCAGATATAATGAAATTATATGGTAAAGAAATTTCAAATCAATATAAATATATTTTTATTGATAATTTTCAATCTATAAATGATATTCAATTTAATATATTAAAAATATTTAATAAATATGATAGTTATTTATATATATTTGGTAATGATTATCATAATTTTGATAAAAATATTACTAATGTTAAATTATTTACATTAATACCTAATTATTCATTACAAATAATAAATAATGAAATAAATAATACATTATATAATGAAAATATAATTAATTTTAATAAAAATAATAATACAAATACAATTATTTTTGATACCGAAACTACTGATTTTAATGGTGATATTATACAAATTGCATACACTATAATTGATATTAATAATAATATTATTAAAAAACAAAATTATTTTATTAAAGATCGAATATCATCTATTCAATCATTAAAAATACATAATATTACAACAGAAAAAATACGAGCTCAAGGAATAGATTTTTATTGTGTTATGAATGAATTTATAAATGATTTACAAAATACTAATACTTTAGTTGGTCACAATTTAGATTTTGATATTAGAATTATTTTAAATAATTTAAGAAAATATGAAATTAAAATTATTAATAATAATATTGAGGAATATAATTTGTTTAAAGATTTTAAAATTTATGATACATATAAAAAAACTAAATTACCATTAAATAAATTGTATTTTAATATGTTTAATACTAATATTATTGATGCACATGATGCATCAGGTGATGTTAATGCAACATTAGAATGTTATTTAGAATTAATAAAATAATAAATAAAAAATTATATAGAAATAATTATAAAAAAAAAAATATCTAATATAATTTAATGGTTAGTAAAAATGATAAAAGTTTATTATTAAAAATAATGGTTTTTTATTCATTGTTAAGTTTTTTTATTGGTCCAGCTATTGGATTACATTTTATTAAAACTAAAAATGGTATTACTTATGGTATGCTTATTGGTATATTTATTTCTATTGTTCTTTGGCAACTTTATGGTGTTAAAAAATTAGAAATAAAATAAATAAGATTTAAAATTTAATTTTTATATTAAAATAATAATTTAATATAATAATTAATGGAATATAATGATGCATTAAAAGAAGTAAATGATATATTAAAATCAAAAGTTAAAATTAATTTAAAATCTAGAATTATTGAAATATTAAATATGTATGAAGATGCTTTAAAAGATTTTGAATATATTAATAATAATGACGATTTATTATTAATAAAAAATAAATATATAAGATATGTTGAATACAATAATAAATTAAATTATGGTGGATTTTTAGTTAAAAGTGAAAAAATAAATAATACTATTTTTATTTATTTAATTAATACAAATAAACAAATTTGGAAAATTAATGCTAATAAAAATTTTATTTTTTGTTGTGATATATTAACACCTTCACAAAAAATACGCAAATCTTTTGAAGAATTTTTATTATTAAAAAATAAATAATTTATACTGTTTCATATAAGTTTTCATTTAATTCAATTCCATAAATATCATTAAAATCTTTAGAATACTTAAAATCATTTTCTGTTTTTATAACCGAATTAGATTTTACTACATTATCAAGTGGTATTTTATCATTTATTAAATATGGTTTTGAATCATCAATATGTAATAATTCGTGATCACCCATATTTGTTACTATTTGATTACTTTGTAATACATTTGAATTAATTGGTTCTATTGTATTTTCATAATCTAAATTATAATAATTTGAATCATTTTCTAAATTAGGTTCAGGATATAAAGATTGTGTTATTTGATTTAACTGAATTGTTTGTACAGATTGTGTTATTTCTGGTTTAAAATATTGATTAGTATTTGGTGTATGATTTATTTTAGGATAAGGATGAATATTATTATCAGAACTATTTAATAAATTAGATTTCATTTTATTTGTAAATGATTCATTTGGTTTGACAATAAAATTTTCTTTAGATTTATTAGATTTATTAAATTTTTTAAATATTAAAAAAACTAAAACAAGACCCAAAAAAAGAATAATAACATTTTTTAAATTATGTTCTTTTATAATATTTTTTAAATTATTTTCCATTATATTAAGTATTATATATTTTTATATATTTATTTTATAATTAAGAAAAATGTTTTAATAGTATATTTTCTTTTTCAACTGAATGTTGATAATTTAATATTAATTTTATATTTAAATTAAAATTATTTAATTTTAAATTATTATTATCAATCAAAAATCCATCACGCGCAGGAACCCAAAATAAATTATAATTAATAATATTAATTCCATATATCATTTGATATAATGAAATTTCTTGTTCAATAATAATATTATTTTCATTCCAATTGATATTATTTGGCAATAATAATCTAATAATTAAGTTACCATAATTTTCATTAAATATATCGCCATAATTTTGAAATACAATATATGGTTTATCTAAATTAATTATAAATGTAGTATAAATTTCTTTATTATTTATATTTCTTTTAATTTTTATTTCTTTTTTATTTTTTTTTATTAAATCATCAAGTAATATATTTATATTTATATTTATATTCAAATTATTAAATTTTTGATAATATATTGGTAATATAAAATATGATTCGCTATTCATATCATCAATATCTGTATTTGTTTCAGATGATGTATTTATATTTGTATCTAAATTTTTTTTCGGAAAAATACCTTTATTGTAAAATATAAATAATTCTTCAAAATTTAATGCATTTAATAAATTTTTAATATTATTTTCTAAATATTCCCAATCATTTTTATTAAATTTATATTTACTTAATTCTTTTAAATTAATTTTATCATTTAATATATTTTGTAATAATGTCATAAAATTATCTTTTTCTACATTATTTAATTTACTATATTCAATTCTTGTTTTTGATTCACTTAATATTTGATATGCTGTTTGTATTTTTTCATATTTTTCTCTTGCATCAATACTTTTATTTTTATCGGGATGATATTTTAATACTAATTTATTATACGCTTTTTTTATGTCAATTTCTGAAGCATTATTATTAATTTCTAATATTTTATAAAGATCCATGTTATATATATTAATTATTATTTAATTATATTTTTTTAAATAAAAAATCTAGGTATTAATAATGAAAAAATTATTTTTCATAAAAGAAGATGATTTTTTAAATAGAATTAATGATTTAAAAAATAAATTGTATTATTATAGAAGAATGTTAAATAATGTAATAATTAATCCTATATATATAGAATCTGATATTAAAATAGAAGTATACGATTTATTAAATAATATAAAATATATAGAAAATAATAGACAATTAAAATATTCAAATAGCTCTGTTAATTATTTTAGTTCTATTAATAATTATTTAATTAATATGAATGCAAATTATACTAATCCATATGATCCAATTTTAAAAAAAAATATACTTGTTGACGGTTTAACACCTGAAGATGCACGTATTATAATAATAGATAATAAAATAAATTTATTATATAATAGATGTAGTCTTAATGAAAATAATAATCGATTAATGCATTTATTAGATATTGAAACATGTGAAGAAAAAATATTAGGTAAAAATATTTCAAATACATTTGAAAAAAATTGGGGATTATTTAATTATGATAATAATCAATATATAGTTTATTCAATAGTTCCTTTTATTGTATATAAAATAAATAAATTAGATAATCAAAATTGTGAAAAATGTAAAACACAAAAATACTATAAAATTTTAGAAAATTTTAAAAACAGATATAAAAATTATGAATTATATATTAGAAATTCATCGAAAGCTATATTTTATAATAATGAATTTTATGCATTAGGTCATATTGTAATACATTTAGATAATTTATCTGATAAATGTTATTTAAAATTAATAGAATATAATAAAGAACAACGATTTTTTAAAACATATAAAAAATTATATTTAGGATTTATTTATAAATTTAAATTTATAAATAATAAATTTATTATAACAAAAATTAGTAATTTTTTTTCAATTAATAATAAAAATAATTTAATTGATTATTTTACTGATTTAACAATGTATAATAACCATATTATTATTGGACATGGTCATGATGATAAAAAAACAATATTATCTAGAATAAATATTAATACAATAAAATTTTATAATACAAATTCATATAATAAATTATTATTATATAATCTAAAAAAAATTAATTCTATTGATTATACAAATATTATAAAAAATAAACTACAAAAATATAAAATTTTTAATAAATTTAAAATTAATATTTTTAATACAGGTGTTGAAATTTTTAATGGGCAAATGTATATTACATGTAGATTTTTATATGGATCTGTTAGAAATTGGTTTGGTGTTAATTATATAATTTTAATTAAATTAAAAGATATATTTTCTTATAGTTTTGAAACATTTGATATATATTTTTATAATTATATAACTCAAAAAATAGAAAAAAAGTGAATTATTAATATTTTATTCATTATTACTAATAATAATGAATAAAATTCTATATTCTATTTTAATTACACTTTCATGTATTATTATTATTGCTGACCATGTATTATTATACATATTTTATATAATTGCTATAAATGAAACATCATTTACAAAATCAAAAAATTTATGTTACAAATCTAATATATGTTATTATTTAATATATAATATTATATCATTTACACTATTTACTATTATATTAATTTTAATGATTTTTATTGAATATTTTAAATTAAATTATATATATATTTATTATTCTATTATTTCAAATTTAACAAGTATTATATTATGGGGTTTCATAGAATTATTTGCATATGATTGTATAAATAAATTAAAAAATACAAAAATATATCAATACTCATTTATATTATGGATAATTTCAATTATACTTTTAATTTTATTATTATCTTTATTATTATTATTATTTATTATTAAACAATATCAAATAGTATCTAATAATTTAAATTATATTAGAAATAATATTATCAATTATAATAATGAAATTGAAAGTGAAAATGATAGTGAATATGAATTTCAATAAAAATTGAAATTATTATTAATTAATTTAAATAAATAATAAAATGAACTTAATATTATATTCTATAGTACCATTTATAAGTTTAATTATATTAAATATTTTTGATATAATAGGACTTTTAAATGATAACTTAATTAAAACTAAATATTTATGTAATGATTCACATATATGGCATTATGTATTAATTTCACTAATAATTATAAATTTATTTTTATTATCAATTAAATGTATTGATAAAGATGACGTAAAAAAATTAAATTATGTCCTTTTATTTTCTGCAATCTATTTTCCTGTAATGATTATTTGGGGTATTGTTGAATTATTTGGTATTTTATGTATTAATAATTTATATAATACATTAATATATGATATGATGGTAATTAATTGGATTACATATATATTTATATTCTCCATATTTTTTATTAAATTTATTTATTATTTGAGTTTATAAAAAATATATCAATACTTATATTATATGAATTTCAATAAAAATTGAAATTATTATTAATTAATTTAAATAAATAATAAAATGAACTTATTATTTGACCATTATTTATTATTTTTTATAGACAATTCTATTCTATTAATATTATATTCAATAGTATCATTTTTAAGTTTAATTATATTAGATATTTTTGATATAATAGGACTTTCAACTGATAACTTAATTAAAACTAAATATTTATGTAATGATTCACATGTATGGCATTATGTATTAATTTCACTAATAATTATAAATTTATTTTTATTATCAATAAATTGTATTGATAAAGATGACGTAAAAAAATTAAATTATGTCCTTTTATTTTCTGCAATATATTTTACTGGAATGATAATTTGGGGTGTTATTGAATTATTTGGTATTTTATGTATTAATAATTTATATAATACAGTAATATATAATATGATGGTAATTAATTGGATTATATATATATTTATATTATCCATATTATTTATTAAATTTATTTATTATTTGAGTTTATAAAAAAATATATATATATTAATATATAATGAGTAATTTAATAAATAATAATATTTTTGTAAAAAAATCAACAACAAAATATAATCCCGATATATTAAATAAAAGTAATTATTTAGAAAGAGATAGACAAACAAATATTTTTAAAGAAAATAAAGAAGTATTAAATTCAATTACAAATCAGACACCAGATTTTGTCAGATCGTATAAAGATTTAGAATTAAAAAAAGATTTACCAATTAATAATATAAAAAATATAATTTTAGAAAAAAATAATGAACGATTGGAACAAGAACGCGTACAAGATGAAATTAATAGAATAAAAAAAATAAATATTAAAAAAATTTCATTTGATGATTTAGAAAGTAAGGAAAAATCAATAATTCATACAAATTTAAAAAATGAACAAAATAATTTTAGAAAAAAAAATGATAATTCTGATAAATATAATAATATTGTTAATAGTTTAAATAATTTAGGAATATTAAATAATTTATAATATATAAATAAATAATGAATAATAATTTAAATAATTTAGATAAAAAATCTTTAGATTTTTATCTTAATCAACCAGATATTAATAATTATATTAATAAATTTAATTTAAAAAATTTACTTAAATTATCAACTGAAACAGATTTATATTTATTTAAAAAGAAAAAAAATACATGGATTTTAAAAGACAAACGTGTTATTTTAAAAGAATGTGAATATAAAAAAAAACAAACAGTAAAAGAAGCAACCTGTTCAATTAATAATTTAACAAAAAATAAAGAATTAAAATATGAATATATTAAAGAACAAACTAATAATTTATTAAATAAAGTTGGAAATATTGATTCAATAATAGAATCAATACAACAAATATATCCATTATTAAATGAAGAATATAATGAAATATATTCTAATAATTAAATATGACTATTTATAAATTTTTTTATTGAATTAACATCTCGATTATCATTATATTCTATTGCATCAGATTCATTTTTATGAAATATTATTGTTGGATATCCAGATATTTTCCATTGATTTATTTTACTTTTATCATTTGAATCAACAGTAATAAAATTTATTTTATTGCTTAATTCTTTATCTTTTTTTAATTCTTCCCAATTATTTTTAAATGCATTACAATGACCACACCAATCAGCTTTAAATAAATATAATGTATGTTTATTTTCTGTATTTTTACCACCAGATTGTATATTTTTTAAGTTTAGATATTTTTCTTTATATTTTAAGTATTTATTACGATAATTATCATTCATATTAATTAAAAATAGAAATAAAAATTTAATATATATATTAATGATTCAAATATTATATTGGATATTTATAATTATTATATTTTTTATTTTATACAAATTTACATATAGTTTTTTTAAATTATTTTTTTTAATATATTTTATATGTTGTGCAATTAAATTTTTGAATAATAATAAATATAAGAAAAGTTTTTATAAAAATTTAAAAGATCTATATTATCGATAGTAGATATTATATTATCATTAAACATTAACCATTTACCATTTTTATTACCAATATATATATAATGACCACCAAATATATTTCCTGAATGATATATAAAACCAGTTAATATATAATTATGTCTCCATTGTATTGGTATATCAATTGATTTATTAATTTTTTCTAAATTATTAGTAAATCTCTTTAAAACAATAATTAAATGATTCGGCCAATTTGTTATTTTTGTTCTTATTGATACAATTGTATTATTATTACAATTATCACACTTGTAAGGAAGATGTTCAATTAATTTATAATTTCTATAACAGTCATCTAAATTAGTATAATCTTCATTTATACTAAACATTAACATATTATTTTGTTCATCATGCATACTTTGATGTAAACATGTTTTTAATTTACATTTTATTGTTATATTTGTTGTAACATTATACATATTATCTATAATTTTATTATTATTTAATAATTCTAAAAAATATATTATAAATACTGATGAATCACATACATTTGTTCCTGCCATTTCTTTACATTTTATACTTACCATATTTTTAATATTACTAGGTGTTAATGAATTATAGTTTTCATTATTATAATATTGAATTATAAAATCAAATATTTCTGCTGATATATTATTATTTAATAATTTTTCACATAATTCTTTATTACTAATAATTAACTGTAATCCTGAATTTAAATAACATGTATTACCAATATTATTTAATCCTTTATAAAAATTATTTAATTCATTCATTAATTTTATTAAATAAAATAATTATTAAAAAACGCTAATAAAATAAATAAAAAAATTTCACCATTTTTTTTATTTATTTACTATAAAATAAATAAATAAAAAAATTTCACCATTTTTTTTATTTATTTACTATAAAAATAAATAAATAAAAAAATTGAATATTAACTATATTAATTAATAATGTATTATTAATAATGAAAATTATATTAAGATTAGTTGGATTTTCTGAAATAGAAGATAATAATAAATATGTTTATGATATATATTTTACAAGTTTAAATAAATTTAATTTTAGTATATTAAAAAATATATTTTTAAAATTAACTGATAATATTAATGAGGCAGAATTAGATATGTGTACAGTAAGTTATATTTCTATGAATTTAAAAAAAGATACTATATTTGAGTCAATTGAAATTAATACATACAAAACATTTTTATGGTGTGGCCATAAAGAAATTAAAGAAAAAATAATACAAATTTTTAAATTATATGGTGTAAAAAATTTAATATTCAGTAATAATAATGAAGACAATATTATTGAAAATTATTCTATTTATAATTTAATTAATAATAATAATATTAGTGATAATAATATTAGTGATAATATTAGTGATAATAATATTAGTGATAATAATATAAGTGATAATAATATTAGTGATAATATTAGTGATAATAATGATATAAAAATATTTAATAATTCTGAAGAATCAGAATTATCAGATACTGAAGAAATTGAAGATACTGATAACGAATCTTTAAATTATAATATACAATTATTTGAAGATCCTGATTTTATAAAATTATTATCTATTTACAAAAATAAACCACATTTATTAAAAGAATTATATAATTTTATTAGTTCTTCTAAAATTATTATTATACCAACTAAAAATGTTATTATTAATGAAGAAAAAGTTAAAATTATAAAAGATATATGCAATAAAGAAAATTTAAATTTTAATGATGAAGATATTAATAATTCACTCAAATTAACAAATAATAATATAAATCTATCAATTAGATATTTATTAAACAACACTTTAAATGTTATTTAAATAAAATTGAAAAAAATATTTAAAAATATTTTACTTTATTAGATATGTCGAATAGTTTAACTATTAAAAATTGTAATTTAAAACAAAATAATATATTAAAAAATCAAAATCAAAATCAAAATGAAATAGATAAAAAAATTAATAATTTAATGTTAGAATTAAATTATTCTTTAATAAATAAAGATAATAATAAAATTAAAAAAATATATATTGAATTAAAAAAACCCGAAAATAAATTAAGTATTGAAATATCAACAAAAAATAGTATAAATTTAAATAAAATGGAAAAAATAGCAGGAAGAAAAGATGAAAAAGGATTTTGGGAATATTCAATATTTCAAAAAATAATTATACCGAATGAAGAACAAAATATTAAATATGGTCTTAAACCTGATAATGGTTTAGATTTAAATAAAATTGAAGATTATATTAATCCAAAATTATCACGTGAAGAACAAATTTATATTAATTTTAAAAATGGTAAAATATTATCATCAATTGAATTAATTATATATAATAATTACATTCAAAAAAAAAAATATGAATTAGAAAAAGATTTAAATGATATAAATAAATTAGGTACTAAAGCAACACCTATTACAATTGAAGGTAAAATTCATTATATGATGTATTTATTAAATATATTTATAAATAAAAATGATACAGATAATATTGCAAATATATATCTTAAATTAAAAGATCCTAAATATTTAATGAATGAAGAATTAAATATTAAATATACTGATTTAATTAATAAAATGAATAATATTATTGATAATTTAGATTTAATTGAACTTCAATTTACTAAATTTTATAATCAAATGCCACCATTAAATCAAAAAGGATTTGTTAAATTTGATGATTGGCAAATTAAAACTATTGAAAATATTAATAATAATATATCAACAATTATTTGTGCACCTACTTCAGCAGGTAAAACTGTATTATCTGGATATACTATTACTAAAGGAAGATCTTTATATCTTGTTCCTACTGATGCATTAGCATGGCAAGTCGCATCATATATTGGAAATATAACAAATACAGATGTTCCAATTGTAACATTAACATATCAATCTATACCAAAAAAAGAGGATTTAATAAAATTATTAAATAATTCAAATGCAATTGTTGGAACATCTGAAATTATATTAGATTATTTACCATTTATTAATTGTAATTTTAAATGGATTATTTTTGATGAAATACATATGATGGGTAAAAAAGAAGGTTCAGCAATGGAATCTATTGCTAAAATATTAAATAATGTACCATTTATTGGATTATCAGCAACAATTGGAAATGTTAATGAATTAAAATCATGGTTTGAAAAAATATTTACTAGACAAATTGATATTATATCTTGTAATAAAAGATTTTTCAATTTACAAAAATATTTTTTTGATCAAAATACAAATAAATTAATTATGTTAAATCCACTTGGATTAGTAACTTATGATGAATTTGAATCTAAATCAATTTTAAATAAAATATTAAATCAAACACCACAAGATACATGGTCACTAGCAACTAAATTAATTGAAAATAATATTGAATTAGGTGATTTAAATCCGTATAAATATTTTAATAAATGTGAATTAATTGAATTAACAAAAACATATGAATATTTTAATGATTTAATAAAATTTATGACACATAATTATAATATTTATGAAATACAAATTAAAAATATATTATCTGAATATTCAGCCTATAATTTTAAAAATTATAATGTAAATTTAATAAATTTAATTGAAGAATTAAAAAATAATGATAAATTTCCATCAATAATATTTCAACAAAATACTATTTCATGTTTAGAAATTATTAGAAATTTATCTGAAGAATTAGATATTTATGAAGAAAATAAATTTTCAGGTTTTAGAAAAGAAAGAATGATTAAAGATAAAAATGATAAAAGATTAAATAAAAAATTAGAAAAAGAATTAAATAGTTTAACTGATAAAAAATTAGATAAAAAAATTAAAGAAAATAAAGATTTTGTTTTTGACTTAAAAATAGAAAATGATATAGATGCACCGCACGATAGTTTAATATTTAATATTGATAATAAATTTTCAGATAGTGATATTAAAGAATGGGCTGAAAAATTTAAAATATATTTTCCTTGTATTAATGGTAACTATCATTATTTAATTAGACTATTATGGAGAGGTATTGGTGTTTATGTTAATGGATTACCTGATAGTTATTTAAGATTAATACAAAAATTATCATCTAAAAAAAAATTAGCTATTGTATTTAGTGATATGTCACTAGTTTTCGGTATTTCTATGCCATTTAGATCTTCTATTATATATAATTATAATGATACTAAAGAAAATTTAGATCCTATGATGTATCAACAAATGGCTGGACGTGCTGGTAGACGTGGTTTAGATAAAGAAGGTAATATTATATTTGTTGGATATAGTTGGAATAAAATTAAAGAATTATGTACTAGTCCAATACCAAATATTGAAGGTGCTAATAAATTAATTTGGACATATAATCATGCATTTAATATATGTCAAAATCAAAATTATTTAACAATAAATAATAATATGTTTAAATCTATTATAACAGATGAATATATTTCAAAAATTAATGAAAATATACAAAATAATATAAATATTGAAGTTGAAAAAAATTTAATTCAATTATTATGGATGTTTAGATATTCTAATGAAAGTATTATTGTATATACATTATTACCACATCTTAAAAAATATTTTGAAATATGTAATCCTAATGAAGAATCAAAACAAGTTGAAATTGCATATTTTTTATCAATGTTTATTAATATTAAAAATGGGTCTGAAGATCCATATTTATCAAAACATACAACATCTAAAATTAATTATAAATCTATATATGAAGAATTAAAAAAATCAGGAATTAATATTCAAGATAATATTGATTCTAAAATTTGGATTTCTATTCGCAATAATTGTCTTGTTGATATTAAAGACGATGAATTAAGACAAGAATTATTTGATTTTAGTACTAAACTTAAATCTATTCAACATTATTGTTATCATACTAAACAAGTAAATTTAACTAAATTATTAGGTAAATTATTAACCAGAATTTGGTGGATTTATCATACAAGTAGTCCTATTATACGAACTTCTAAAGAACAATATATTATTATACCAGACATGTCTGATTAATATTTATTATATAAAAAAATTAATTTATTAAAATAATATATTTAAATCTAAATATATTATAAAGATAATATGTCCAATGTTTTTACTAATAAAGATTATAATTCAAATGATGGTATGATGACACCAATATGGGGTCCAGCTTTATGGCATACTTTACATACAATAAGTTTTAATTATCCTGTTAAACCAACTACTGAACAAAAAGAACAGTATTATAATTTTTTTATAGGATTAAAAAATGTATTGCCTTGTGGTGCTTGTAGAGAAAATTATGCAAAAAATCTTAAAGCATTACCATTAACTTTAAAAAATTTTAAAAATAGAGAAACTTTTTCTAAATGGGTATATAAAATTCATGAACAAGTTAATACAATGTTAAATAAAAAATCTAATTTATCTTATGATGATGTTAAAAATAGATATGAACATTTTAGATCTAGATGTTTAATTAATCCAGATAAAAAACAAACTATTGAATCAGGATGCACTGAATCATTATATGGTATTAAATCAAAATGTGCAATAAATATAATACCTAAAGAATCAAAAAAACAAACATTTACTATTGATAAAAAATGTAAAATTACAAAATAGTTTAATTATTTAATGAACGATTTTTTTTTTCTATTTCCTTTAATTCTTTTTCTAAATTATCTATTTCTGAATTATTTAAATCTGAAATAGAATTATTTTCATCAGATTCTTCTTCTATTATTGGTTGTTTTTTTGGCTTTTGTTGTTTTTTTGGCTTTTGTTGAGTTTGTTGAGTTTGTTGAGTTTGCTGTTGTTGTTGTTGTTGTTGTTGATGTTGTTGTTGTTGCTGTTGTTGCTGCAGTTGTTGTATTTGTTGTTGTTGTTGATATAAATTTTGTTGTTCTAAATAATATTTATGTAATTCAATCATTTCTTTTAAATTAATTTTTAATGGTTTATCATTACCATCTAATATATAATAATCTTTATTTAATTCAAGATAAGTATTATCGTCACTAACTTTAATTTTTTCATCTATTGAGCTATTTTTTTTTTTTAAAAATTTAGTAAATAATTTTTGTTTATAACCATAATATGTAATACCGACTAAAACAACTAACAATATTGCTATATTACGTTTAGTAAAAAAAGATTTAATGCCAGATGGCGCACTAATTTTTGCAATTTCAGGTTGAGATTCCATTATTATAATTATATAATATATTTTTAATTTTCAAACTCACTAATATGTATTATATTAAGTATTTATTACTTTTTATTACTTTTATTATTTTTATTATTTTTATTGTTTTTATTATTTTTATTAATTTTATTTTCAATTAATTCTTCATTAATTTTATTTTCTATTAATTCTTCATTAATTTTATTTTCTATTAATTCTTCATTTAATTCTTCATTAATTTTATTTTCTATTAATTCTTCATTAATTTTATTTTCATTTAATTCTTCATTAATTTTATTTTTATTTAATTCTTCATTTAATTCTTCATTTAATTCTTCATTTAATTCTTCATTTAATTCTTCATTTAATTCAATATTTAATTCTTTATTAATTTTATTTTCAGTTAATTCTTCATTTAATTCTTCATTTAATTCTTCATTTAATTCTTCATTTAATTCTTTATTTAATTCTTTATTTAATTCTTTATTTAATTCTTTATTTAATTCTTCATTTAATTCTTTATTTAATTCTTCATTTAATTCTTTATTAATTTTAAAATAAAAAAAATTATTTTTAATACAATTTTTTATAAATTTATTAATTGAATATATTATAAAAAAATTAACAATTAGTGAAAATTTATTTAAATTTGAAAAATACATTAATAATAAAATAATTAATCCGCTAATTATATTTATACTTTTTATATTAATTATAAATGATTTATAAATATTAAACATTATATATATTAAATTATAAAAAAATTGATTTAAACTTATTATTTAAATAATATATATAATGTCAAATAAAAGAAAACAAATAATATTTAATGAATTAAATAATAATAAAAAAATAAAAAATGATTCTATTAATTATATATTTCCATCACAATTAATAAATTATATATTAAAAGATCCGCTAATTGATTATTTAAATTATTATAAAATTTATAATATTAATAATACACCAGATTTAAATATACCAGATTTAAATAATATACCAAAAATAAATGATCAAGGTTTTACAGAAATGATAAAAAACAAAGGTATAGAATATGAAAAAAATATTATTAATATAATTAATGATTTTTTAATTAAAAACAACAATAAACCAATTTATAAAATAAATGAAAATAATAATTTAAAAAATTATGATTATTTATGTGAATTAACATTAAAAGCAATACAAAATAATGAACCAATAATATATCAAGGTGTATTATGTAATAGTAATGATAATACATGTGGTATTGTTGATTTAATAGTAAGAGGTGATTATATGAAAATTATATTTAATGAAAATGTTGAAAATAATTTGTATTATATAGTTGACATTAAATTTTCAACAATAAAATTATCATGTAATAAAGATTATATTTTAAATTCCAATATGTCTCCAGTATATAAATGTCAAATTTTATTATATACACGTGCATTAAATAAATTATTAAATCAAAATGTTAATGTTGGATTTATTTTTGGTAAAAAAAATTTAAATAATAATATACTTAATAATGGATTAGCAAAAATACATTATGATACATTTGATATAAAATATAATGAACTTTTAAATAATGCAATTACATGGATATTAAAAGTTAGAAATGAAGGACATAATTGGTCTTTATTACCTAAACCATCAATTCCTGAATTATATCCTAATATGTGTAATAAAAAAGATGACAAATGGCGACCAATTAAAAAAGAATTAGCTGAAAAATTAAAAGAATTAACATTATTATATTATGTAGGTTATGAAAATAGAATGATAGGATTTTCTAATAATATATATTCATATGATAATCCAAATTGTTGTTCTAAAAAATTAGGCATAAATGGTATTAAAAGTAATATTATTGATAAAATTATTAAAATTAATTCTTCTAATAATATTAATTTAATTGAACCCAATAAAATTAGTTGCTCAAAAATAAATAAACATAATTGGAGAAAATTAAATAAAAATCAAATGGAATTTTATTTAGATTATGAAACATCATGTGATTTATATAATATTAATTTTATATTTATGATTGGTGTAGGATATATAAATAATAATATATGGATATTTAAAAATTTTATATCAAAATCATACAGTATACAAGACCAAGAAGAAATGTTTAAATTATTTTGGGACTTTATTGCAAATACATTAATAATTATGAAAAAAAAAGAAAGTGTATTTATTCATTGGACACATGCTGAACCAGCATTTTATTCTAAAACTTGTGAAAAATTAAATTTAAAAGAAAAAATATTTTTAGATTTATATAAAGTTTTTATTAATGAACCAATTGTTATTAAATCAGCATTAAATTATTCTTTAAAAACTATTGCTAAAGCAATGTATGATAATGGATTAATTAAAACATTATGGGATTCAGATTCAACATGTAGTAATGGTTTAGATGTATTATATTTAGCAAATCAACATTATTTTTATGGAGTAAATGATTATGATTTTTCAGATATTATACATTATAATGAAATTGATTGTAAAGTATTATGCGAAATATTACAATATTTACGATTAAATCATTAAATTTATATTATTTTTCAATTAACAAATGTATATCTTTTGTTATTTTATCTTGATTATTATACAATAAAATAATAATTTTATCTATTTGCAATTCTTTATAGTTATCAAATTTTTTATTTTCAATAATTATTGTTTTTTCTTCATCCTGTAATTTATCTATAAATTCTTTTACTTTATTTTTCATATATAAATCTATTTTTTTTGTTTCACCAATATTATTATAAATAGTATCAATATCACATATACGATTATCAATTAATTCATTTATTGAATTTGTTTTATCGGCTGTCACAAAATAACCTTTTATATCATCATATTTATATACATAATTATCTTTTAAATTTGTAATAACTAAATTTTTGAATTGATCATAATTACCAAGATTACATATTTCTATTATTTTTTCTAAACATAAATAACCGGAATTTATTATTTTATGTTTTTCTTTATCCGATAATGTATCTATTATATTTTCATTACCAAAACCGACAATATTTATATTATTAGTTATATTTTGTGTATTGTTTATATTTTGTGTTTGTATATTTTGTGTGTTGTTATAACTTCTATTCATTAATATTTTATTTACTGATTTAAATGTTTTTGTATCTAAATTTTTAGAGTTTTGTAGTTTTAGTTTAATTTTCATTATTTCTTTTTCTTCCTTTAATTTTTTAGTTTCTTCTTTTAATTTTTCAATATCTGCTTTTTTATTTTCAATATCTGCTTTTTTATTTTCTAATTTAATTTTTTCAACATTAATTGGATTATTTTTATCACATTTTTTTTTATGCATCGATTTTGTTGATCTATTTTTAAAAACTTTAGCACAATATTCACATTGAATTAATTTTTTAATTATTATTTCTTTAACTTTATGAAATTTTTTATTATGATTCCATAAGGTATTATAATTTGAATAAATTTTATTACATATTTCACATTTATAAATTTTATCAGTCATTATTTATATATAAAAAATTTATTTTTTAAATAATAAATTTATTATTTTGAACATTTCAATTTATTATTTCATATATATTTATAAATTATTTTTACAATGTTATTTAATAATAATAATTTTAAAATAAATAAATATAAAATTGGTATCATCAATTTACCATCGTATTATAATTGAACATTTTGAATTAATTGAACCTATTATATAAATATTATTATTTAAATGTTATATCATTTAAAAATAAAATATTATATTTAATATTTTATTCTTTTACATCGTATCATGAATTCATACTTATTTTACCTTTAATTAAATAATAAAAAAGCTATACTTGACAAATAATGGAAGAAAAAAGTTTATAAATATTTTTTGTTTTAAAATATTTTACAAATATATTAATAAATCAATTTTTTATATTATAGCTTAAAAATAAATAACTATAATAAGTATAATAAAATAATGGGTTTTGAAAAACTAATAAATTTTTTGAATTATGGAACTAATAATAATTCAATAGAATATATAAATATAGATGAAAGTGTAAGAAAAATAGTTGCAAAACATATATTTTTTGATATAAGTTTTATTATATATAAATCATTAATAGAAATAGAAAGTGAAATAAATGATATAATAAAAATAATATTAAGTTTGCCTTTTTATTTATCAAATATAGAAGTTATTGAAGAAAAATTAAATAAAATATTAGATAAAAAACATTGGAATAATTTTAATATGAATATATTAAACGGTAATAGTGAAGACGATATAATAAGTAATTTTATTTCTTATATTAAAAGTACTAATATTTTACAAAAAATTATTATAAATAACATTTATGAAACTATAAAATGTTATATTATTAATTTACATTATTTAAAAGTATTAATTTCAATAAATATTGTATTTGATGGTATACCATCATATTCAAAAATATTAGAACAACGGCGAAGAAGATTAAAAAATTATTTAGAATCAAAAAAAAGAAAAGAATGTTTTGAGTTATATTTTAAAAATTATGAAAATAATTATGATTTAAAATATAATTTATTTAAATGGATTAAATATAGATTTACAATAGATAAATCATTTGGTCCAATATCACCATTAATAAAAGAAATAGAAAAATATTTATTTGTTAAATTAAAAAATGATTTTAGTAATTTAACAATAAGAATAAATTTTGGATCAAATAATGGTGAAGCAGATTATAAAATATTTAATGATATTTATAATTATAATTATTTAGAAGATATAGTTATTCATACAATTGATTCTGATTTAGTTCATCAAATAATAATACAACAAAATTATTTTAATTTAATAAATAAAGATATTTCTTTATATGTAATAAAATATAATACTAACAGTAATATTGTTCAATATATTGATGCACAATTATTAAATAAAAATATAATAAATGTGTATAATACAGTAAATAATATTACTAAATGTTCTTTATATATTATATATGATTTAGCTTTAATATTTTATTTTTTTGGAAATGATCATTTTCCGTCTTCTGATGAAATAAGTTCAGAATTAAATTTAGAATATTATTGTATTTCACATTATAAAACATTTTTATCAAGTAATAATTATATTATAAAATTAGATGATAAAACAAATAATATAATATTTGATTTAAATAATTTAAAATTATATTTAATTGAAATTAATAAAAATAATACAATTAATAAAACAAAAATAAAACTAGGAAAATATTTCAAGTTAAATTATAATTTATCGAGTTATTTAACTGATAAATTAAAATTAGATTTTGATAATATAAAATTATTATGTAAAAAAATATTATATGATGATGCACAAAAATATGATAATAAACAATTAGATGAAGATGATTTAAGATTTAAATTAAAAACTAAATATAAAGAATTAGATTATCCAGTTAATATAAATAATATAGATACAATACAAATAGCAAAATTATTGTCATGTTTAGATGTATCAGACACAGAAGATAATAATTGTGGATTACCTGTATATATAAAACAATTTTATTTATCGGACGATCCTTATGAAAATTTATATTTACATTTTAATGATTTAATAGTTAATGAATTAACTGTTACTTATCCAATAATATTTGAATCAAAAGAAAATATAAATATACAAAATATTGATATTAATTTAATAACTGATTCATTTTTACAAAAATTATACCATTTAGTATATTCTTTATTTGGTGATATGAAAAATTATAATTCAAATAATTTTACATATTATATTGGATATGAATTACCATCATTAAATAATATAATAAATTATTTAGAAACTAATAATATTGTAGAATTAAATAATAAATGGTTAATAAATATAGAAAAAGAAAATTATAATATAAATAATTATTTTAATTCGATAAATCATTATTTAATAATAACACCATATATAAAAGAAATATTATATAAATTTAAAACTTGTGATTTTAAATATTTTGTTGAAAATATAAATGTTGATAATATGTGGATTGATTTAAATGATACACATATATTATATAAAAATATAGATTATATAAAATATTTAAATGCATGGAAAGAAACATTAATAAAATTATTATTAACTATAAAAACTAGTCCAAAAATATTAGCTGAATCAGAACAATATTTATTAAACTGGATTTAATATAATTTTAGGGGGTTTGTGTGTAATATAGATAAATAAAATACCTATAAATAAAATTAAAATAAAATTTTCATTAATCATATATTAATATATTAGAAAATTATATATAAAAAAATAAAACTATTATATTTTAATGAATATTAAATTATTTGAAAATTTAAGATATCATGAACAATGTAATGTTTTAGATAAAGAAATTATAAATACAATAAATAATTCATTTATGACTTGTAAAAATATTAAATATAATCAAAAATATAATAAAAATATAAAAAAACCAATAATTGTAACATCAGTTTTAAAAAATTCAAAAATAAAAATTATTAAAGATAAAATAACAAATAAAGTTAATTTAATATTAAATAAATTATCTGAAAATAATACAAATAATTTAATATTAGAATTTATTGAGAATATTAAAATAATAAATATAGAAAATTATAATGAATTTTTAAAAACAATTTATATAAAAATGCTATCAGAAATTAATTTTATAAAAAATTATTTAAATTTTTTTGTTTTAATAACAAGTGTATATAATAAATATTATAATTATAATATTAAATATTTTATTGATTTAATTGAATATAAATTTAAATATGACTATAATATTAATAAAATTGAAAATGAATATAAAAATGATTTTTTATTTTTAGTAGATTTAAATCATTTAAATAATTTAAAATTAATAAAAGAATTATGTAATTATTCTATAAAATATTTTAATAATGACTTTATATTATATATTGAAGAATATATAATTAATCAAAAAATATATTTATCTGATATATATGAGTGGTATAAAGATTATAGTTTAAATGAATTGCAAATTAATAAAATAAAAAATATATTAAATGATGAAATACAATTAAGAGATAGAGTTTTATTGGAAAATTTAATAAATGCTAATAATAAAATTATATTTAAAAATTTAAATTTAGATAAAAAAGTATAAATTATAATTTTATGCATTATTTAAACTACATATTCTTATTATTTTTAATACTGCATTATTTGCATTAGTCCATTTACAACTAGCAACAACAATATTAAATCAAGACTAGCTCTTATATTACCTGTATAACCATTATAACCGTTAAAATAATATAAAGTATAAGATAATATAAAAACTTTCTTTACTAGTATCAAGATATCCTGTATCAAAACTATTATTTTTTAAACTACTTGTAAGACTATCTGTTATTGTAAGATCGCCCGGTACTGTAATAGTAACCCAGCTTGTAATTTACCAGCAATATCTAATAATATTCTAATTGCGCCAATATCTGCTTGATATATATCTTTTATTGTTTGTTTTATTTTATCTTGTGATGTTGAACTAAATTGTTCTTTTTCTAATTTATTAATTTTATAAAAAAAATAAACATAATTATTAAAATAGTTGTATTAGATATTTGCATTATATATATAATTATTTACATATTAGTTAAATTATAATTTACTAAAAATTACATATTTTAACAATTCTTAATGATGCAGAACCTTCAAAACCATATGTTGCAGTAACTATATTAGTATTGACTATGTTCCATTGAATGGTGCCAAGCCTACCATTCCATAAGGCAGTATTAAGAGAACCACCATTAGCAGTAGAAGATACAATATATGTCCATACACTACCAGTCGTATTAGTATCATTATTTAAACAGTATGTTGAAATATATAAACCAGGTGTTAATGGAGATGATGATATTGCAATATTACCATTACCAGTTTTATAAAAAATACTTGAATTAAAACCATCAGTTACACAATTAATATTGCCTTGTGCTTGAATATTACCAGTTGATGTAGTAAGACTACCATAAACTATAACATTATCCCACAAATCTATTCGGCGACTACCTAAATTGTCTGTTGTTTTATCAACAGCTTTACCAACAATTGTTGCTGACTCTGGTGAACTAACAAAATCCATATAACACTCTGGTTGCGCTTTCACAATACCTCTATTCATTTTAAATACTGGTGCTACAATATTAGTTAAATTCAAATTTGTACTAGTAATATTTGTAGCAGTAATATTTGTAGCATTAATTGTCGGAACAGTTAAACTATTCTCAACTTTACAATGATCCCATATATGAACTAGTCTATCAGTCTCACCTAAACCTTTACCTACAATACCGAGTGCATTTGCATCAAGACCACCATATTGTATTCTTCCAGCAAATTGTGAACGGCCTGTTGTTGTATCATTAAATGCAGTATCTATATAATTAACACCTAAAATTTGTGATATCTTAAGGTTGCCCGGAACTGTTGTGCCTCCTGCTTGTAATTTAGTGGCAATATCTGCTAATGATCTAATGGATGCAATATCTGCTTGATATATATCTTTTATTGTTTGTTTTAATTGATCTGGTGATGATGCCGTAAAATTTTCATTTGTTTTATTTATTTTAAAATATAAATAAAATGTAAATAATAAATTTATTATTAAAATTATAATAATTATATTATTTTTGTCCATATATATTATTATATATATATTATTATATAGTTTATTTATACGATATAAATATATTATAATTTATTTATACGATATAAATTTAACAAAATAAAAATAATTATAATTATAGTTATACAATATAATTTTTTTAATTCATTTATTTCATTTATTTCACTTATCGGAATATTAATTGGTTTAATATAAATACAATAATCATTATTAATCATAAAATAATATAATTATGATTAATAATTTAAATTAACAATTTTTTTTAATATTTATCTTTATATGACTTACATTGACTTAATGCCAATTTAACAACACCAAAATTTAATATTTCATATTCAACAATTAATGAATAATCATTTTTTAAATATAATGTAACATTTTCAGATAAACTACTACATTTTGTAAATATAATAAGTAAACGTAAATCATAAATACCTTGAACAATTTCTTCATAACATTTTGAATTAACTTTAATATTTAATCCGCCATTTGTTTCACATACTTTAAATTCAACTTGTCCAGATTCGCCATTTCCTGTGAATAATAATTCATTTTTTGTACATATTAATTCTATTTTTTCAGTTGATAATGCCATATCTTTGCAATATTTATGAAAATCTTGAGATGGTAATGTTATAGCATATGGAAATTCAATTGGTTCAATTTCATAAAATTCTTCATCTAAATCCATTAAATTTAGTTTAAAAGTTTTCATTTCTTTTTTTTCACTACTTTCTAATACAATAATTAATTTATTAATATCATCTGAATCAACTTTCCATATCATTGTATCAAAATGAGACATACATTTTAAACATTTTAATAAATTAGATAAATTTAAACCTAAACATAATTTTGGAAAATTATAATTATAATAATAATTATCAAAATTATTTGCATCTAATTTAACAAATGCTAATACAGTAGATGTTTTATTTACTTCTTTAATTACTAAACCACCTGTTTGTGTTACAACACCATTTGTTATAATATTTGGATAAAATATAAAATTAACATCAGTAAATATTGAATTTGAGTTAAATGTATCACAAATTGTTTTAATAGCACTTGTACGTGTAGTTTTTAATTCAAAAATTAAAACCATTATATATAGATTATATTGATTAATTTTCTTTATATAATTTAATAAAAAAAAAAATCTAAATTAATATATATAATGTCAAATACTTACATATTAGTAAATCCATTCATTCAAGGGCAATTTGAACATACTGTTAAAGCAAAAAATTCAGTTGAAGCAGGAAAAATAATTTATAAAGGATTATCAGAACATTTTAATAATGCTATTCCAAAATTTTATTTTACAATTCAAAAAGGAGATTCAGGAACAGGCAAATACTCACATTTTAAAGTTTCCGAAAAAAAGAAAGGAGATAATATTGATTTTTCATTACAGTCATATGATATTAAAGGCGGTGAAGATATGGATGGCTTTAAAAGTAATTTAAATAAATTTAAAAATAAATTTCCTCAAGATGGTGGTAAAAAATCAAAACATTCAAAACATTCTAAAAAATCAAAACATTCAAAACATAATGATAGCGATAGTGATAGCGATAGCGATAGTGATAGTGACAGCGAATATAATTATAAACGTATTAATTCATATATTAGTACATACGAACAACCAATATATTATTGGTGGTATGATCCATCAATTTATAGATTAAATTCATATTATATTCCAACATTTTATTCTTATATTACACCACTTATTGAAATTAGTTTATATAATCTTTAATCTTTAATATTTATTTTCAGATAAATGAGCAATATATATAATTTCAGACCCCCATGTTTTAATAATATCTTTATTAATTAAATTAATTTTATTATTTTTACTGTTTTTATTCCAAATTTTTATAATAGAAAAATTATTTGTCATTTTTAAACAAATAGTTAAACCAACAATGTCATCAGGATTATTTGTAACTTGTTCACATACTAAATATGTTGCTAAATCAATCCATATTTTTTCTGAATTATCTTCTGAAACTCTAAACGACCAACAACCACCATTACAATTAATTTCATTTTCCCAAATTGGTTCAACATTATTTTTCATTAAAAAATAATGTTTATGGTTTATTCCTTTAATTTTATTCCAATTATTATTTAATCTCCAAAAATCTCCAATTGTTTCCATTTCATAAAGTTTTACAAAACCAGATACAGTCCAATTATCTTTATCATGATGATACCATAAATTCCATTTATTAATTAATTTTGTATTAGGATCCATTATAATAAATATAACAAAATCTTTAAATAAATATCGTTTAATAATTTAAAAAATAAAATATAGTAATAAAAATGGTATTTGCAAAAAAATATATATGGTTAAGAAATAAATATATAATTATTTTTAAAAAAAAAATATTATTAATTGAAAAAAATAATATTACTAAAAAAAATACAACTACTATAAATAATGAAAATAATGATAATAATAATAAAATAAATATTATAAATATTATAAATGATGAAAATAATGATAATCCAATAAATAATGAAAATCCAATAAATATTATAAATATTATAAATAATGATAATAATATAATTGATAATAAAATTCTAATTAAATTAATTAATATTTTTTATCATATGAATCTTAAACATTTTTTAAAAATAAATGATTATAAAATAGTATATGAAATGGATAATTTAATATTTTATGATGATAATAAAACATCATATATTTCAAAAATAATTTTAAATATAGAATTAATATATAAATCAAATACACTTAATATAACAGAAAGAATAAAAAAATATTCACTAAATACACCAATATATATAATAGTAAATATAGAAAAATATAATATAAATGCAACAATCAAATTTAGTTTATTAGGAACAGAATTTAATAAAAAAATAATAGATATACTGGACAATACATTATATGATATAATAGGATAGATTATAAATAAAATTGATAAAAAAATATTTAAGAATAAAATATATATAATAATTATGGATACAAATATACAAAATGTTAAAAAAGCAATAGATAATTTAGTAGATTTATATTTCAATCAACCATTAATCTTATATGAACATTTATTTACATCGTTTCATCAATTTGTTGAAGAAATAATACCATTTTGTTTAAAACAAGAAAAAAATAATTTTTATGAAAATATGGATGGGCATTATATTCATTTTCATGGATTTAAATGTGACAATATAAGAATAAAACCTGCAACATTTGATAATGATAATGAAATTAAATTTCCGAATGATGCAAGAAAAAATGCATTAAATTATTTTGCATCAATAATAGTTGATATAAAACAATATGTTGAATCATTAAATATATTAACAGGAGATAAAACAATAAAAGAGATATATACAGAAAATAATATAGTAGTTGCAAATATACCAATAATGATAAAATCAAAATATTGTTCAACATCAATAAAAAAAGATATACATGGAGAATGTCATTACGATCCAGGAGGATATTTTTTAGTTAATGGTGCAGAAAAAATAATAATGTCAATTGAAAAAATGGTTGAAAATAAAATATTAATTTTTGTAAAAAAAGATCCAATATTTGAAAATGGATTATCTTATACAGCACATATTAATTCAAAAAAAAATGATTGGTCTGATAATTTGCAAATTGCAACAATAAAAAATCGTAAAGATTCAGTATTAAGTTTAACAAGTTCACAATTAGTTGATGTACCAATATTTATATTATTAAGAGCATTAGGAATAGAATCTGATCAAGATATATTATCAAATATTTGTTATACATTAGATGATGTTAAAATGTTAAATTTATTAAGACCATCAATGGATTTTTGTCAAGATGATGAAGGCAATAAAATTTTAACAAAAGAAGAAGCAATTAATTATTTAACAAGTAAAATAACTAAATCAAGAAGAGTAAGTATAAATGATCCAGAATTAGCAAAAAAACAAAAAGAAATAATATTAGATAAAATATTAAAACAAGATTTATTGCAACATTTAGGTGAAGATATACCAAAAAAAAGAGTTTATATTTGTATGATGACTAATAAATTATTATTAGTAATGTTAGGCAGATTAGATCCTGATGATAGAGATGCATTACATAATAAACGTATAGAAACACCAGGAATTTTACTTGGTCAATTATTTCGTCAAAATTGGAAAAAGATGTTAAGTGAAATAGGAAAAAGTTTTAGAAATAAAAATCAATCAGATATAACTCCAATAAATGTTATTTCACAAATTAAATCATCAACAATTGAACAAGGTATTAAAACTGCTTTAGCAACAGGTGTATGGGGAATGAATAGAACAAAAAATGGTGTTGCACAAGCTTTACAAAGATTATCATGGATTCAATCACAATCATATTTTAGAAGAGTGTTAGCACCAAGTTTAGATAGTTCAACATCAGCAATAACATCAATACGTATGGTAAATAATAATCAATATAAAATGTTATGTTGTGTAACAGGTGAAACTAAAGTATTATTATTAGATAATACATATAAACAAATTAAAGATATAAATGAAAATGATATAGTATTATCAGTTTGTAATAAAACTTTAGATTATATAGGGACAAAAACAATTAATCGTTTTAAATTGATACCAGAAAAATTATTTAAATTAACAACAGTAAACGGTAATACAATTAAAGCAACAGGAGATCATCCATTTTTAGTAGCAATTGAAAATAACAATGTTTGGATAAATTTAGAAGAATTAAAAATTAATGATAATTTAATACTATTTAAAAATTACAAATATTTTGTTGAACATATTTTGTCAATAGAAGAAATACCAATTGAACCAGTATATGATTTTACAACAGTCAATTTATATCATTCATTTGTAGCAAATAATTTTATAGTACATAATTGTGTAGAAACGCCAGAAGGTCCAAAAATTGGTATGGTAAAAAGTGTAGCAATGATGGCTTCAATAACAAGTCAAAATAATTCACAAGAAATAATACTAACAACAATTTTAAAAGAAAATTTAAAAATTAAACACCCAGGAGATATAAATCCATTAGATATGAATTTATATGTTAAAATATTTATAAATGGAAATTGGTATGGTGTAATTAAAATAAAATATGCAATAGAATGTTTTAATAATTTAAAAGAAAAAAGAAAAAATAATATAATTGAACAATATACATCAATGTTATTTGATTATGAAAAAAAAGAAATAAGAATATATTTTGATGGTGGAAGATTAATTCGTCCACTATTAATTGTAAATAATAATGAAATAAATTTAATAGATGTATATTCTAAATTATTTGATGAAACAGCAATAAAAAATTCAAATAGTATAGATAAAAATAAAGGATGGAAAAATATATTTATAAAATATAAAAATATAATTGAATATGAAGATATTGAAACATTAAATTATTTAATGGTAGCTGATAGATATGAAAAACTAATAGAATCAGTAAATAATTCAAAAAGAAAAATAGAATATAGTGATATATCAAAAGTAAATAGATATGGAGACTATAAATATATTAATTATACACATTGTGAATTTCCAGGATGGGTAATGTTAGGAACAACAGTTGCAAATGTGCCATTTTTAAATCATGATTATGCAACAAAAGGAATTGTTCATTATAGTCATGCAAAACAAACAATGGGATTATATTTAACATCATATAAAGATAGAATGGATATATCACAAGTATTATATCATCCACAAATACCAATAGCACAAACAAAAGCGATGAAATATAATAGTTTTTTAGATATGCCATATGGCGAAAATGCAGTTATAGCATTAGAATGTTACACGGGGTTATTGATTAGCTCCAGTCATTGCGGAAAAAGGCAATGGCTAGTCCATATGTAATGGGCGATACTTTCAAATTGCGGGGATATCCTTATTTAGATATAAAGAAATATTTTGTGTATTGAATATGACAACCAATAAATGTTATAAATGTTCAATATTACTTAATGAAGAAAACAAAGTTAAAGATAGAAATTTTTGTAAAAGTTGCAGTAGACAAGATAGTAAAGATTATAAAGCAAGAAATAGAAATTTGATTTCTGATTATAATAAAATTTATAAAAAGGAAAACAAAGAAGAAATTTCTGAATATAATCAAAAATATCATGAAGAAAATAAACAAGTCATTCAAGCACGTCATACTAAAAATAATCGCGAAAGAATGAAAATAGATCCATGTTTTAAATTAGCAAAAACATGTAGAAATAGATTAAGATCAGCATTACAAAATATTTCATTAAGAAGTCTAAAATTAACTGACTGTACAATGGAATTTTTAAGAGATTGGCTTAAATCTAATTTTACAAGTGAAATGACATTTGAAAATCATGGATCTTATTGGCATATTGATCATGTTATACCATGCTCTTTATTTGACTTGTTAAATGATGATGCTATTAAACATTGTTTTCATTGGACTAATTTACAACCACTTGAAGCTAGAGAAAATCTTAGCAAAAACAATAAAATTAATCAAGTGGAAGTAATTAATCATTGGAATAAAGTAAAAAAGTTTGCAACTTTACATAATATTACTATTAATAATTTTGATTATTCAAAATATTTTTAGACTTTACATTACTACTCATTTTTGGAAACATTAATGAGGAACACGGTTAATTGCCGTTCCCAATAGTAAAAAGATGTAAAGTTAAAAGGACAATCCGCAGCCAAGCTTCTAACCTCAATTAGAGTATGAAGAAGGTTCAACGACTAAATGGAAGTAGGCTGTTTTAGTAAATAAAATGGCTTAAGATATAGTCTAGACCCATCAGTAATGATGATTAAATTCGGGGGTTAAATATTACATTTCGTATTTAATCAACAAAGTTTAGTGGACGATGATATTGCATGGAAATATGTAATGGAGTTTGGTATTTTTGATAATCAAGAAGACAGTCTCGTCGTAAATGAGGCTGCAATAGATAGAGGGTTATTTCGTGCAGATTCATTAAAAGAGTATCACGCAGAAATAGTAAAAAATCCATCAACATCACAAGATGATATATTTACAAAGCCAGATGCAAATAAAGTAACTGGAATGAAACAAGGAAATTATTCAAAATTGAATGATTTAGGATTTGCACCAGAAGAAACAGAAATATCAAATAATGATATAATAATTGGTAAAGTATCACCAATTCAACCAACAGGAAATAATAATAAAGTATACAAAGATAACTCAGTACAATATAAATCAAATGTTAAAGGTGTTATTGATCGAGTACATACTGGAATATATAATGCTGAAGGATATGAAATGTATAATATAAGAGTTAGAATGGAACGCATCCCAATAGTCGGAGACAAATTTTGCATTTTTTCCAAAAATTGTGATGTATTAACATCGGAAGGTTGGATAAAAATAACTGACATAAATTTAGACCACAAAATTGCAATATTAGATCCCGAAATAGATAATATATTATATGAAAAACCAAGTGAAGTTCATTGTTTTGATTATGATAGTGAACTAGATGGAAAAATGTATCAATTAAAAAGTCAATTAGTAGATTTAACAGTAACACCAAATCATAGAATGTATATTAAAAAAAGAAGAGTATTAGAAAATAAAAAATATGATTATCCAGAAGAATTTACACCAATGTTTGCAAAAGATTGTTTTGGTAAAAGATTAAAATATAAGAAATCAGTTAAAAATTTTATACCAGAAAATTGGATTGGTGATAAATTTATAATTCCTGAATTTACAGATAAAAATAAAAAAATTAGACCAGAAATTGATGTTAATATGAATGATTGGTTAGTATTTTTTGGTATATGGATTGCTGAAGGTTGGGCAGATAAAAATTCTGTGTCTTTTGCGGCACATAAACCAAGAGTTAAAAAAGCGTTGGATCCTGTTATTAAAAATATGGGATTTAATGTTTCAAAATCAGTTAGTACATATAGTGATGAATTAAATTGTTGGTCAATTGGAAATGTACAATTATGTAGTATAATGGATCCAATTAGTAATGGTGCATTAAAAAAATGTTTACCAGAGTGGGTATGGCAATTAAATAAAGAACAATGTCAATTATTATTAGAATCATTAATGTTAGGTGATGGATATATTTCTAAATCAAATGCACATTTATATTATACATCATCAGAACAATTAGCAAATGATATTAGTAGATTATGTTTACATGCCGGTTGGTCAGCAAATTATAGAAAAGTAAATGGACGTGAAGCAGGTTATACTTCATGGAATAATGTAACTAAAAGTTATATTACAAGTAATGCAGATGCATTATGTGTGACAATAATTAAAAATAAATTAGAACCTGAAATAAATCATGGTCATCAAAAAACACAAAATGGTCAATCAGAAGAATGGATTGATTATAAAGGAACTGTACATTGTGTAACAGTAAGAACAGGAATATTTATGGTTCGTCAAAACGGTAAACCTGTATGGACATGTAATTCAAATCGGCATGGACAAAAAGGAACAATTGGTATAGTATTACCACAAAGAGATATGCCATTTACAGAACAGGGCATGATACCAGATATGATATTAAATACTCATTGTCAAATTGGTCGTATGACTATTGGACAATTAGTTGAATCATTATCATCAAAAGAAGCAGCAATTAATGGTCATTTTGTAGATGGAACGCCATTTAATGATTATGATATAACAGAAATACCAAAAGTATTAGAAAAAATGGGATATTCACCACATGGAACAGAAGTGATGTATAATGGAATGACTGGTAAAAAAATGGAAGCAGAAATATTTATAGGACCTACATATCAAGTTAGATTAAAACACATGGTTCAAGATAAAGTACATGGACGTGCAAGAGGTCCAAGACAAGCATTAACCAGACAACCATTAGAAGGAAGAAGTAGAGATGGTGGATTAAAAATAGGAGAGATGAATTGTTTGTCTCAGTTATTGTGGAAAAGACAATAGCTAGTCCATATGTAATGGGCAACACTTTCAAATTGCGGGGACATCCTTGATTTGTATTACTACTTTTTATTAGAAATGATAAAAAGGAACACGGTTAATTACCGTACCCAATAGTAAAAAGATATAAATCAAAAAGGACAATCCGCAGCCATGATCCTAACCTTTAACAAGTATGGATAAGGTTCAACGACTAAATGTTAGTGGGCGCAAGCTTAAGATATAGTCTAGTCTCACCAGTAATGGTGTTTGTATTCGGGGATTAAAATATTACATCATTAGAAATAATGTATTTTATTCAACAACATACAAATTTAAATTTAAAAAATTTAAAAGTAGTAACGGGAAAAAGATGCAATAGTAGCTCATGGAATGGGTCAATTTTTAAAAGAAAGAATGATGGAAACATCAGATATAACAAAATTATATGTATGTGATGATTGTGGATTATTTGCAAGTAGAGTTATTGATAAAGAATATTATACATGCAAATCATGTCATAATTCAACAAGAATATCAGCAGTAGTAATACCGTATGCTTGTAAATTATTATTTCAAGAATTAATGGCAGTAAATATATTACCAAGAATAGAAACAGAAAGAACATTATATACTTATGATGCTTAAAAAATATTATTTTATATAAAAAGTTATTATCTATAATTTTATATACAATATATGGAAACTTTTTTTACGAATGTTTATAATAAATGTGAATGGGGTAACGATTTTAATACAGACTACGCTGGTTCTAGCGGCGGTGGTAGTGATATAGATTATAATAAATTATCATATATACCATTTTTAAAAAATTTTATACAAAAATATAATATTAAAACAATAATAGATTTAGGATGTGGTAATTTTAAATGTGGATCATTAATATATGATGATTTAGATATTATATATACTGGATATGATGTATATAAAAATGTAATTGATTATAATTTAACACAATATTCTTCAAAATATAATTTTATTCATTTAGATATTTATAATAGTAAAGAAAATATTATAAATGGCGACTTATGTATTATAAAAGATATTTTACAACATTGGACAAGTAATGAAATATATACATTTTTAGATTATTTAGTAATAAATCAGAATTTTAAATATATACTTATAATTAATTGTTGTAATCAAAAAATAGATGATCCAGTAAATGAAGAACGAAGTACACCATTATCAATTAATTTTTATCCATTAAAAAAATATAATCCAATACATTTATTTAATTATAAATCAAAAGAAGTATCTGTTATATGTTAATATAATTTACCATAATTCAAATTTATCTTCTTTATTATTTTTTATATTCGGTAAATTATCAGTAAATGAATTATATTCTTTAATTTGTTCTTCTATACTTTTTTCTTTATAATTTTTCATAGTAATAGGTTGTAATTTAAATGCAGAATCTAAATCTGAATATGTACTAGTAGTAATTCCACCTCCTTTAATATATAAATTATCATCACCATATGCAATATCTAGTAATGTATAATTACTATTAATATTATAAGTAGATAAATCTAAATTAATATCAGCAGGAATTAATTGATCGCTAAAATTATTATTAATAATTCTATCTTCAAATCTATCATTAAAATCATCAACACTTTTAAATTGTTCTTGAATAATATTAATTTCATTATTACGTTTTTCAAGTAATTTATTATATTTATTTTTTAATTTTTCACTACATTTATCGTCATCAATTTTGTTTTCAATAATTTTTAAATGTTTTTTTTCTAATTCTTTAAATTTTTCTGCAAATTCAATTTCACATTCTTCTTTAGATTTAGTATTTAAAATACTATCATTAGAAAGTTTATTATATTTTGTTTTTAAATCATCATGTGTATCAGATATCTGAGAAATATAACTATCATAACTAGCACGATTTTCTGTATTAGTTAATATTTGATTAGCAGTAATAATATGATAATACATATCTTCATCAGTATCATTATTTTTATCGGGATGTGAATTAATAATTAATTTTCTAAATGCTTTTTTAATTTTTGTTTCATCATCATTTTTATCAACGCCTAAAACATTGTATAAATTAAATTTTAATTTACTAAAATCAACTGTCACAAGACTCATTATAATTTAAATATATATTTTAATTAAAAAAACGATTAAGTAATTTATTAAAATTTAATAAAATTCATTAATCCATCAAGTGTTCTTGGTCCATTATAAATTACAAAACTATTAGTTAAATTATCTTCTTTAACAACAGTTGGATATCCTTCAATATTAAATTTATTGCATAATTCAATATTTTTATTATTATCACATTTAACATCAATAATTTTAATATTAGGATCTTTTACATTATCAGTAAATTGATCCCATATAGGTTGAAATAATATAGAATATTTGCAAGATATAGTATTAAAATTATAAATAGTTAATTTAATATCATTAGATTGTAAATTAGAACTTTTTTCAATTAATAAAACTTGTCTTAATCCATTTTTTGTTCTTGGTCCAACATATTGTTTATAATTATTATTAGTTTCAATAATAATAGTTGGAAATCCGTCTATTTTATATTTATTAATTAAATCAATATTTTTAGTATTATCATCACAATTTACATCAACTGCTTTAATATAATCAGTTGGTAATAATGAATTTACAAAATTATTCCATTCAGGTTTAAAAGCTAAACAATGACCACACCAAGAAGCATTAAAAAAATAAATGGTTGTTATATTTTTTTGTGTTTCAGTAGATTGATTGATTTTAATATTTTGAAAATTATTTTTTTTAAAAAAAAATTCATTAAAAAATAAAAATATTAAAAAAAAACAAAAAATTACTATAATAATATTTTCCATTAAAATAATATAGAAAATAAATATAAAAATATTAAGTTTTTTTCTAAATTATAATATACTTAATGACAAAATTTTATTCATATGATATAATGATTCCTTTTTTTGGATTAGAAAATGATTCTCGTGTTAAATTATTTTTACATTTACTTGAAGAAAAATATAAAATATCTGGCAACTTAGAACCAATACTTGGTACTGAAGATGAATTTAAACCCGAAAATAATAGTAATGGTATAAGTATACTTATTGAATGGCTTCTATTTTTTTATAATGTTGAGTTTAGATTAATGGACCAAACCGAAACTACTTTTAATAATACTACTAAATATGGTTTTAAAAATAATGTAAAACATGCTGAAGTACTAAAAACTATTGAAATAATTGGTGCAAGTAGTAATCAATTTTATATTAAAATTATTCAAAATTTACTTGTATCTTTACATGATGTGCATGGTGTTGATATATTAAATCAACCATTAAAATGGAAAAATTTACAAAAGTTTACATTTAAAAATATTAGTATAGCCGGAAATATTGTAGATGATTCATATATAAATATTTACACTCTATATCAGGCCCAAAATATTGCACCAAATGATATAGTATTTGATAATTTTGTTAAAAAACATTATAGTGGTACTTCTGTAGATTTTAGTGACGCAGGTGAAATAATAAAATTTAATAAAGTATATAATCCACAGCAATTTTCATATAGAATAGATATGCATATAATTAAATCATGGCTATATCGTGAAGCAAAATCACATGCAAGCACATTAGCAACTAATGATAATGATTTTTGGGCAAATTCAGAAATATATGAAAATAAATATATTAGAAGTATGAGTGATCCAAATAAAATTTATAAACTTAATAAAAATGGTATTCCAGAAGATGTTACATTGACCGATACAGTAGCTAAAAAACTACATAGTCAAGTATGTTCAGGATATAAATTTAATGAAACATCAAGTTTAAAATGTGGAGATTATTTTTTGCAATGTATGTCAAGTGATGCACCAGAAGAAAATATTAAACAATGTAAAAATTATTTAAGTAGTTCTGATTTTTGGTCAAAACTAAAAGAAGAAATTTTAGAAATGTTGCCTGAACAAGGATTAATAATTCTTGAAAAATTTGGATTTAAAAAAGTAAAATACAATAAATATAATATATTTGAAAGTTATGATTCATGGCTACTAAATTTAAAAAATAATCTTGTAACATATGGTTTAACACTAGTTGAATTTACTAAAATATCAAATAACGACAAATTAAGAACTTATTTGACAGTTCTTGTTGATTTATATAATAAAAATCTTGCAATAGTAAATACAAATTATACAGATGGAAATATTCAAAGTGAAATTGGCAGTTCATATACAAATCAATATTTAAATGATATGGGTATTAAACCAAGATATTTTACTAACAGATCACAATTGGGATTTTCACCACAAAGTGTATTAGAATTTAATAATACACTTACCGGTTATCTTGATGGTTTAAGATATTATAGTAAATCTATTGTAACAGGTGGTCCAAGTTTATCAATATTTGGATCTCCTGTTAAATCATTGGCTGACTTGAGAGTACTATTAGCATTATCAAAAAAGAGTGATATGTCTGGTGGTGGTATATTAAATATTGGATCAATTAGTGATTATAGTAATAAATATGAAATTAAACAACAAGGCCCATTATTAGAAACATTGGTTAAATCATTAGAACTAAAATTAAATGCTGTTGGTAAAACATTAGATCCAGAAGCTAAAAAACATTTATATGAACACCTTGATAGTTTTAAAAATACCGAATTAAAATTATATAAATCAATAAAATTTACAGAAAAATATCTTGATTTAATTTTAAATTTTAAAGAATATGATCCAGCTCAAGTATTAAATTTGTCTCATTTACAAAAATTTGTTGAAGCACGAGATGTATATTTTAATAAAATGTCAACAAGAAATGATAATTTATTTAGTGTTATTAAAACTATTGTTGATGCAGTTGCTGATAAAACTGCTACCTCAGTTACACCAGTAAGTACATAAATAATTAAAACTTGTAAAAATTTAAACTATTATAATTTATTTAATTAAACAAATATTTTCTTTAATTAAATAATGGGATTTGGTTTATTAATATTGGTTTCAGTTGGTAAAGAAAATATTTATTTATCATCACAACCAGAAATAACATATTTTAAAATAGCATATAAAAGATATACAAATTTTTCTATAGAAACGGTTGCACAATATTTTATAAATACGCCAGATTTTGGAAGACGAGTTACAGTAAATATATCAAAAAATGCTGATTTACTTGGTCAAATTTATATATTTATTGTATTACCAGATATTGTAAGATCATCAAATAATATAAAACAATTTGCATGGATAAAAAAAATAGGATTAGGAATAATAAAACAAATTGATTTAGAAATAGGTGGAGTTATAATAGAAACAAATTATACAAATTGGTTAAATATATGGTATGAATTAACTATAAGTTATGGTAAAAAAAAAGCTTATAATAAAATGATAGGAAATATAGAACTATTAACAAAATTTTCAAATGGTAAAAAGTCATTTGGATTAAATATACCATTAAATTTTTGGTTTTGTCAACATTCTGGATTAGCATTACCGTTATGTTCTATGATTCATAATGACATTAAAATTCATATACAATTTAATAATTTTAAAAATACATACTTAGAATCGCCAACTAATTATATTACAATAAATGAATCATTTTGTTTATTTGAAGAAGGTGAATTAATTAAACAAAATGTAAACGGAAATATTGCAGTAGGTAAATTTGTTTATTATGATAATATAAATCAATATATATATTATAATAAATTAATTAATGATTTTATTGTTCCATTAAATTTAGATTCAAAATATATTATTTATGGAATAAATAGTGGATTTGAAATAAATATTAAGCCAAATAGTTTATTAATAATAGATGAATCATATTTTAATTTTAATACACCATCATTAATAGATGCTTATTTATTAGTAAATTATATATATTTAGATAATGATGAAAGATTTATATTTATAAATAAAGATCATCAATATTTAATACCAATAGTTCAAAATATATCACAACAAACATATTCATCATCAAATATAGCTTACAAAATACCATTTAGTAATCCAAATAAAATTATATTTTGGGTTGCACAATTATATTCTAATATAATTTTAAATGATATTTTTAATTATACATTATATCCATTAAGTGATACATATGATAATATTATTCAATCAGAAAATATTATATTAAATTCAATTGAACGTATGGAAATTAATTTAGTTGAAATGTATACACATTTACAAATTTATTTAAATAAATTTATTTCTTTATCAATTGAAAATCAGGGAATTAATATGTTTTCATTATCATTAGATCCATATTCATATCAACCTTCTGGATCTTTAAATTTTTCTGAAATAGACGATGCATATATTCAGATGAAAGTTAGCAATAAAATTAATTATCAAAATAAAATTATTATTAATGGTTATGGATTACAATATAATTTATTACGTGTAAGTGATGGTTTGTGTGCATTAACTTTTTATTCATAAAAATTATGCGTTAAACTAAATATAATATTACTATTTAGTTTAATGAATATAGTATTGGGAATTGATTTTGGTACCTCAAATACAGTAATATCCTATTTTAATAATAATAAACCAAATATATTATTAGACGGTAATTTTAAAGTTATAAAAACAAAAATTGGCATAAAAAATAATTTATATACATGTGGTAATTATTTAAGTTTAGATAATGATGAATTAATTTATAATTTTAAAACAAAAATTGGAACAGAAGAATTAGATAATATATTAATTATATTTTTTGATCATCTTAAAAAACTTATTTTAAAAAAATTTAATAATATTCCAAATATTTGTTTAAAAACAGTTATAACTGTACCATCAAATTTTAATGATTTACAAAGAAAAATTATAAAAAAAAATTTTATTTATGCTGGTTTTGATATAATACGTATTATTAATGAACCAAGTGCAGCTGCTTTATCTTATGGATTAGGATTAAATAATTTAATAAATAATTCTGAATTAGATAATGATAATAAAATTTTAGTTTTTGATTTAGGTGCAGGTACATTAGATATATCAATATTATTAAAAGATAATAATTTTTATGAAGTAAAACATAGTATAGGTTTAAATGATTTAGGTGGAAATAATTTTACTGAATTAATATATAAATTTATATTAACTCAAATAAACGTAAGTAATATTGAATTATATAATAAAATAATAAATGATAAAAAAATAGAAAATAAATTATGGTATGTGTGTCAAAATGCAAAAGAAAAATTATCATGGTTAGATAATTATGAAATAAAAATAGATAATTTTATTTTTAATTTAAATGTTACAAAATTTGAAAATTTATGTGATGTCCTTTTTGATAAACTTATTTTATTATTAACTGATATTAAAAATAATTATTATGAAAGTATTCAATACATTATAATGGTTGGAAATTCTTCAAAAATACCAAAAATTAAAACTATTATTAATAATATATTTAATATTGAACCATGGTTACATCCTAATTTAGAATCAGTAGTAGCGGAAGGTGCATGTTTATATTCTGCTATATTGCAAAATGTTTATAAAACTGAAGAAAATATTGTATTATTAGATATATTACCATTATCTTTAGGTGTTGAAATGGCTGATGGTAATTTTTCTATTATTATTCCAAAAAATACACCACTACCTATTAAAAAAACAAATAAATATACAACTGATTCACCAGATTTAAATAATGTTATTGTTAAAATTTATCAAGGCGAAAGATTAATTGCAAATAAAAATACATTAATTGGTAAATTTATTTTTGACAAAGTATCTATTGGTGGCTCACCACAAATTTATATTACATTTAAAGTTGATACCAATTCAATGATAACTGTTACTGTTGTTGATAGAAAATCTGGTGACGAAAAAAATATTTTAATTAAAGATATACCTAAATTAGATGAAGATGAAATTAAATTAATTATTAATAATGCTAATATTAATAATAAAATTGATGAAGAAGAAATTATTAGATGCAATAGAACATATTTATTAAATAATAAAATTGAATTAGCAATGACTAATGTATCAAATAATAATTTATTAAATGAAAATAAAAAACAAGAAATATTAAATGATTTATTGGAACTTGAATTAAAAATAGCAGATTCTAATAATATTACTTTATTAAATATGATTAACTATATTGATGAAACTTATTCAAATATAATTAAAAATAATACTCAAAATGATGAAACAGAAGATCTTGAAGAAAAAACTTTATTGAATGAATTAAAATTTAGTCTTAAAAATAAAATTAATTTATTAATAAATAAAAATCCAGAATGGACAGAATATTTAAATCCAATACTTGATGATTTATCATATACCAATATATCTTTAGACTACATTCATGATAAATTAGATATTATTAAAGATTTAGAAGAAACAACTGTTATTGATGAAAATTATTATGACCAATTTAAAAATGTATGTTTATTTATTAAATCACAAATTGAAGAAGGATTAATTATATTTAATGATTTAAATAAATTAGATGAATTAACTGATCTAGTTAATTTATCACTTATTTTAATTGAAAATAATGATATTAATACTAATTGGCAAGACCAATTAAATTTATTTAATGAAAAATGCGAATTAATTAATAGTATTTAATTATTAAACAGTTGCTGATACTGTTTCCGCAGATGCAGTAGCTAACAATGCATTTGCACCTTTCTTAATTTTTGTCAAATGATTTTTATATTGTTTAATTATAGTACGTTCTTCACCAGAAGCAGCTTTAATTTGATATGTAATTGCTTCTTCTAATTTAATTCTTTTTCCCTTATAAGCATAGGTTGAACGTTTTGAACCTCGTGTAGATTCTTTAATATGAAAAATAATTTCTTCTCCATTAATATTTACATTATCATTATTTCTAAAATACTTTGATAATGCTTTATTTGCAGCTTGATATGGTGTTAAACCAGTAAAACGCCCTGTAAAGTCAGTTTCAGTTGGCAATTGAACTTTAAATGATCTTGTTTTATTATCATCATCTAATTCAGGCGCATGTTCATTTTCATGTTCATTTTCATTTTCATGTTCATGTTCATTATCAGTTGTCAATTTTTGTACTGTCTTATTCTTTTTTGATTTTGTTTCTTTCTTTGGCTTTTTTTGTTCTTGTGCTTCAATTGTAGTATTTTCTTGAGATTTAATTTTTGGTTCCTTTTTACCTCCTTTTTGTTTAGTTTTTATTTCAGGCTTTTCTACAGTTTCAACCTTTTCAACCTTTTCAACAGATTCTTTATTCTTTTTTACTTTAGTTGGTTTAATTTTTTTTGTTTCATTAGTTTCAACTAATTCTTGTACTTGACTTTCATCATTAACTACTTGACTTTCAACATTAACTACTTGACTTTCATCATTAACTACTTGACTTTCATGATTAGTTTCTAATTGTTCAACAGGAGCTTTATCTATTTCAGATTTTTTTGTGTTTTGACTTTTGACATTTGATTTATTATTTACCATATATATAATATTATATAATATTATTTTTTTAAATCAAACACATTTTATTTTTTAAATGCGTCTAAACTGTTTTTAAATAGCAATCTTTATTTAATTATATTAATAATACATATATACATTAAAAATATATATATATATTAAATTTATATATATAAATTTAATGGAAATAAATCAAGAAAATATTAATCATTATAAAATCTATACTATTGAAATAATATATAAGGAATTAACAAAATATATATATAATTTAAGTCAGCATATTGATTATTTAGATTCAATATATTATATTAATGATAATATGCGAAATGATTTATTAATAAAAATGTATAATTTAAATAAAAATATAAATAAATCCCATAATAATTATATTATAGCTGAAATAAATAACACAAATAATAAATCATTACAAATATTAGATACATTATTTATTGATAATAATATTAATACAATGGAAATGTTATTTTCACTAAATTATATATTTTTTAATTCAATGCCATTTAAATTAGAGCAAACTACAATATTAGAATTAATAAATACAATTGGATATAATAATTTATTAGAAGTAATAAAAATTAATAAAATAAATTTATCGGAAACAATATTAAAATTAATTAATGAAATAAATGATGTTTTTATGCCGACAAAAGTTAGTTTATTTAATATATCAAATAATAATGAAAAAGATTTTTATTGGAGAACACCAAATAATTATATTTCAAGTGATATATTACAATTAACACGTGAATTATGGATAAAAAAAAATAGTAAAGATAATTCATATTATAAAATTGAAGGTATATTTAAAAATGATATATTATGTGTAAAAATTAAAACATGTTATAAAGTATCAAATTATTTATTTGAAAAAAAAAAAGAAATTATAAAAGAATTAGGAAATCATGATATTAATAAAACTTTTTTTATAAAATTTATTAAATATGATTATATTGGAAATATATATGCAATGAGTATTGTTGAATATATTAATTATATTTTAAATTTATATAAATTATATTTACAATTAATTAAATCACAATTAATTACAATTATGAAAAATTTTATTAATAATAAAATTAAATTAATTAATTTATATAATATAGTATTTTTATTATTATTAGGCAATAAAGAAAATATTGAAATAGCAGCAATATTAATTAATTTAATAAAAGAAAAAAAAATAAATTCACCAAATTTATTTAAATTAATTAATAAAAATTTACCATATTTTATGCAAATAAAAATAAAAAAAGGAACAAATAATATTAATGATGAATTAAATAAAATTAAAAATTTATCAATTGAACAAATTGATTATAAAAAACAATTATTAACTATAAAAAATTTATCAAATAATATTATTAGTTTAACATTAGAAAAAATAGAAGAAATGAAATCACATAATAGTGAATACTATAAACAAAAATGTTTTGTAGATCATATTTTAAGATATCCATGGTCACAAAATCATAATAGTCATAATTTTTTATATAATAATCCATTATTAAATAATAATACAAGTGAATATTTAAAAAATATTAAATTGAATCTTGATAAATTTACATATGGTCATATAGAAGCTAAAGATATATTATTAGAAATTATTGCAAAATGGATTATAAATCCATCTAGTAGTGGAAGACCATTAGGATTTGTAGGTCCACCAGGTGTTGGTAAAACATTATTAGCACAAAGTATTTCTAAAGCATTAAATATACCATTTGCTGAAATTACATTAGGTGGACAAAATGATGGTGAATTACTTCATGGTCATGGATATACATATTCTGGATCGCAACCAGGAATAATAGTAAGAAAAATGACAGAAATGGGACAAGATAAATGTATATTATATTTTGATGAACTTGATAAAACAGCATCAAAACATGGAACAACTAATGAAATTTTAAATATATTAATACATTTAACAGATCCAAATATGAATAAATCATTTCAAGATAGATTTTTTCAGGGAATTAATTTTCCTTTAGATAAAGTAATTATGATATTTTCATATAATTATGCTGAAAAAATAGATCCAATTTTATTAGACAGAATTACACAAATTAATATTAAACCATATACAATAAATGATAAAATATTAATTATTAAAAATTTTATTATTCCAGAAATTAAATCCGATATATTAATTGATTTAAATATTGAAGATCATATTATTCAATATATTATTGAAAATTATACAAATGAAGCAGGTGTTCGTGAAATAAAAAGAAAAATAGAAAAAATTTATATGAAATTAAATTTAGAAGTATTAACTAATGAAATTAAATTAAATAATTATATTTTAACAAAAGATGAAGTTATTAGAATATTGTTAAAACCATCTAATGATATTACTTTTATTCATAATAAACCATTAGTCGGTATTATTAATGGCTTATATGCAACAAATACTGGTGAAGGTGGAATAGTTCCAATTCAAATATTTGAAAATTTTACATTTAATAAATTTGAAATAAAATTAACTGGCAAACAAGGCGATGTAATGAAAGAAAGTGTACAATGTGCATTAACATGTGCAATAAATTATATCAAAAATAATTTATTAAAATATAATATTAATAATTTTGATCAATATTTTAATAATCATTTTAAAAATGGATTTCATGTTCATACACCAGCAACTGCTATATCTAAAGATGGACCTAGTGCAGGTTGTGCATTTACATGTTGTTTTATATCAAGAATTTTAAATAAATTAATTAATAATGAAATTGGAATTACTGGTGAAATAGAATTAACTGGTAAAATAACAAAAATTGGCGGTTTAAGTTTTAAATTAATTGCTGCCAAAAATAGTGGTATTAAAACAGTTTTTATTCCTCTTGAAAATAAATTTGATTATGATGATATTATTCAAAAAAATATTAATCTTATTGACGATAATTTTAAAGTTATTTTAGTTGATTATTTAGAAGATTTAATTGATATTATTTTTGTTTAAACTATTAAATCATTATCATTATCTAATAAATATTCATTTAAATCTAATTCATCTAAATTTTCAGAATTTTCTGATAAATTATCAGATAAATTATCTGATATATCAGAATTATTAATTGAACTATCATCAAATAATTTTATATTTTTTTTAAATAATTTATTTGTAGTATTTGTTTCATTAGATGTATCTGATATTAAATTTTCTTCTGATAAATTTAATGATTTTTTTTTTATATTACTCATACTTTCTAATATTAAATTTGTAACTTCATTATTCATTATAATTTTATGGTAATGTGATATTTTTCTATATGTTTTTGATATTGTTACATCTGATATACCAAATATGTCAGATATTTGTTTTTTATTTATTTGTATATCATTATACATATTTGCAACTAATAATATACATCCCGCAGCAACAGATGGCGGTTCATGTGTTGAAATAAATCCTAATTTATGTATATTTGATGATACATCTTTCATTATTATTATATATTTTTTATCAATATTTAATTTTTTAGCAAAACGTTCAATAAAATCTGATGATTGTGAACTTCTTAATTCAAAAAATAATGTTGTTATATCCATAATATCAAGAAATTTTCTACAACCTCTATTTACATGTTTTATATCTAAATCATAAATATCTGCTATTTCTTTTGGACTACGTGGTTCTTTTTGCATTTTACATGCATAAAAAACACATGCCGCAATCATTGATCGTCTATTAATACAACGCATTATCATATTTTTTCCTTTTCTTTTTCCTTTTGTATGTTTACAATCAGATACTTTTTTATATAATATTTTTGCACTATCAATAATTGTTTGTGTAACGTTATATTTTTTACATTTTAATTGAATTCTTTCTAATACATCTAATAAACTTTTTTCTCGATATGGCATTTGACCTTGTCTTTGTAATACTGCAATTCTATTATAACCTCTTGAACTTATTTTTGTTCCTAATGCTGATTTTGGAAAAAAGTAATTACTTGGGCATCCATATCTTGAATTTTTATTTGGTTCATTTGAATATTCTATATTTTTATCTAAAAAATATTTATTTATTACTCCACATTCTTCACATACTAAATATTCTTTGGTATTATCAATTATTAATTGATCACTTTTACATGAAATACATACTTCACTTAATTCATTATTTAATAATTCAGGTTTTGATAAATCATCCAATTCAACCCCCAATAATAAATTATCTATTTGTTCATCTGTTAAATTAAAATATTTATCTTCAATACTCATACTATTTATAGATATATTATCTTTTTAAATGTTTTTTCAATTTTTATGTATAATAATATATAATAATATATATTTATATATAATAGCATAATGAATACAAAAGATTATTTAATTAATGGTCCAAATAATGTAATTAGATTAACTGATGGTAAAAAAAAATTATATATATTTGGCGATTATCATTTTAATGTTGCTAATCAATATGAATGTATAAATGATGATAATTATGAATCAATTGATATAGATAGATTATTATTTAAATTTATAAAATATGAAAAAAAAAAAAAGTATGATTTTTTTTTTGAAGAACATCAATATAATTTTGGAATAAAACCAAATTTATATAAAAATAAATATATACAACAAATTATAAAATTTGCTAATACAAATATAAAAATTATAAATAATAAAATAGTAACAAATACTAAATATAAAAATTATAAATTTCATTTTTTTGATATACGAGATTCAATAACTGAATTTAATATTTTTTATAATATTATGAATAGTATTAAAAATATAAATTTTCCATATACTAAATTAACTATTCAATACCTTAAAGAAGATGTATTAAAATTAAAAGAAAATACAATAAAATATATATACACAATAAATAGTAATAATAATAAATATATTAATAAATTAAAAAATAAAGATAGATATAATAATAAAGAAATTTACAATAAAATTAATTATTTAATTAAAAATGTACTATTATTAAATTTAAATTTAAATTTAAAACAAATAAATAAATATATTATATATATTGATAATTTTATTATATTTTATAATAAGACAAATGAATTAGAAATTATACAACTATTAAATAATAATAAATTCGCAAAAAAAATAATAAAAATTTATACAGATATAAATATTATTATTGATTCTATATTAGATAGTTATGTTTTTTTAACTGATTTATATTTTATTAAAAGATTTTTAGATAAAGATTATATAACAAATTCAATAATTTATACAGGAAATTTACATTTATACAATATTACTTATATTTTAATTAAATATTTTAATTATAAATATACTCATGTATTTTATAAATCAAAAGAACTTAATAATATTAAATTATTAAAAACAACAAATTATGAATATCTTTATGTTATGAATAATATATTAACATCATTAAATGAATATGGTAATATTACACAATGTGTTAATTTATTTAAATTTCCTATTAATTTTAATTAAATTTATTTACTATAAATAAAATCTTTAAATTTTTTTCTAGTATTTATTATATGTCAAGTAATAATCAAATTTCTTCTTTTTTATTATTAATTCTTATTGGATTAGCAATATTTTGTCTTTTAAATAATAATGAAGGATTTTCATTTAATAAAATAAAAGAAAATTTTAAATCATTTACTGCTAGTCAAGAAACTAATGCATCGCCAAAAGGAACTAGTGTGCCACCAAATTATAGTATTCCTCAAGGTTCTAATATTCCTCAAGGTTCTAATATTCCACAAGGTTCTAATATTCCTCAAGGTTCTAATATTCCACAAGGTTCTAATATTCCACAAATTTCTAGTGATCCTAAAAAAGATAGTGTACCAGAATTAGATAATAAAAATATTTTTAATTTTGAAGCAAATGATGATTCAAATTATGAATTAGGTGGTTCATTATTATCAGATGCATTTGCACCACCAGTTCCACTTGGAACTAGTACAGATACAATTGATTTTAACAAAAATAATGTTGATAATTATAGTGCAAAAGATTTTTTGCCACAAGAAATTAATGATCAATGGTTTGAAACTGATTTTTCTTTAGCTAAATATAATTTGAATGATGATCAATTAATTAATACTGATCGTTATATTATTGGAATTAATACTGTTGGCGAATCATTGAAAAATGCATCTTATGATATTAGAGGTACAATACCAAATCCAAAATCAATAGTTAGTCCATGGAATAATTCAACATATGAACCAGATTTTAATTTAAAATCATTGTGTTAAATATATATATATATATTATTATATTAAAAAAAATTGAAATTTTTTTTAACATTATATCATTATATATACTTGTTCATTATTCAGTATTTATTATTTATTATTTATGATGAATTCCACAAAGCCTTTTACACAATTTGATAATGAGTTTATTACCAATACAACAAAACGTATATATCATTTTATTAGCACTCAAATACCTGAAACTATTATGGCACATAATAATACTATATATATAGTTGATTATGCAAATATGCACAAAAATAATGTTTCATTAGGTATTGATATTGATATGTTGGATCCATCAGTATTTTATATTATTGTTTGTAATAATATATTGTTTAAACATGCAAATTTAAATGTTGGTGATATATTATATTTTGGAGACAATTATATGTTAGTTATAACTGAAGCAGGATCAGAAACTGATGATGCATTAATTATTAATTTGTTTCAAGTTAATTGGTTTGCTGATTTGAAAATGTTTATCTACACAAAAGATAATTATTTCAAAATTAAGCCACCTTATGGAGTTGATGGTCAATTATCAATTTATGAACGATGTGTTAAACATTTTGGTCCATTATATAATAATGCTTATACATCAGAAAAAGCATCTTTAATGTGGGACAATATGATTCTTGAATTTCCAATAAATTTATATTATATGGATATTCAAAGAAATTGGCCACGTTTATTAATGCAACCCATATATGGGTCTGCAAGTCGTATTATTTACAAATCGGAAAAAGAAAAATATATAATTATTTAGTTTTTTAGTAATATTTTTTATTTTATGTTATTTTTTATTTAATTTTTTGTTCTTTTATTTAAATTATGTTTTTTATTTACTATATAAAAAAATTGAAATTATAAAAGTATTATTATATTACAATAATAATATAACAATATCATGTCATCAAATACTAATAATTATAACCCCTATGTTAAAATGAATATATTACCGCCCAAATTTAGTGAGTTTGCTAAATTTATTAATACCGACAATAATACAAATATTAATAAATTTAATGAACTTACTAATTTAACCGATAATGATAATACAAATATTAACAAACTTACTAAATTAACTGATAATATAAATAATATTGACAATTATCATGTATTTATATTACAAAATGACGTTATCATAAAACAAAATTATAAAATTTCAGATTCACATAAATTTAATAATTATTATGATAATGTTGTTCTAAAAAAATAAATATAATAATCAAAATATTTATTTAAAAATTCATTTATTTTAACTTAGTTTTTACTTTAATTTTTAATTAGAAAAAATTATTTAAAATAAAATATATATTATTTATTATATATATGTCAGAAGAAGAAATTTCAAAAAATTTTGTTAATAATATAAAAAATTGGTTATCTATAGATGATAATATATTAAAATATAATCAAGAAATGTCTAAAATACGTGCAGAAATTAAAAAATTAAATACGGAAAAAGAAAAATACGAAAAATCAATTATTCAAGAATTAGACGCAATACAAACAACAGTAATTTCTGTTTCAGATGGAAAAATAAAAAAAAGTATAAGAAAAATCGTAAAACCATTAAAAAGAGAAGATATACAAAAATCAATATTTGAATTTACTAAAGATGAAAAAAAATCATTTGATTTAGTTGATCAAATGATGAAAAATAGAAAATTTGTTGAAAAAATTAATTTAAAAAGAACAAAAGATAAAGAATCAGTAATACAAAAAAATTAAGTAAAAATAACTAAAAAATTAATAAAATAAACGAAAAAAAAAAAAAAAGTAAAATAAGTAAAAATAAAATATTAATCTAATATATATTAATGAATATTCTTTTTTTAGGGTATTACAATCATAATAATATGGGCGATGACTATTTTGAATTTATATTTCAAAAAATGTTTATTAATTATAATATTTATTTTATTGATCCAAATGACTTAAAAATAATTAATAAAAACATTGATATCTTAGTATGTGGCGGTGGTGATATAATTAATGATTACTTTATGAATAAAATTGTATCATTAAAATATGATTATGAAGAAACTAATAATAAAAAATTATTAACATATGCAATATCAGTTGGTATTACATATAAATTATCAATTTATCAAGATAAAGTTCATTATTTAGATATATTTGATTATTTTATTGTAAGAAATAAAACAGATGCAAATATATTATTAAGTAGATATGATCAACAATATGTTAAATATATACCAGATATTGTTCATTTAATACCATATTATGTGCAAGGTAAAACAAAAATTAAAAATAAAAATAAACCAGTTATTGGTATATTTTTAACTGAAACAATATCAAATAATGGATTAAATACAAATTATGATTTGGAAGTTAATAATTTTGTTAAATTAATTGAAAATTTACCAAAAAATTATGATATACATTTAGTACCATTTAATATTGGTATGAATGTTTCTGAAAATGATTCAGTATTAAATTATAAAATTTATAATTTATTATCTGAAAATACTAAAAAAAGAGTATTTTTAAAAATATTTAATTTAGAAGAATTATTATATACATTTATTGATAAAATTTATACTGTTGGATTATGTATGAGATATCATTCACATATATTATCGTATACATATAAAATACCATTTATTTCTATTTCAATGACAAACAAAACTTTAGAATATATGAAAGATATGAATATCACAAAGTATTTTATTAATTATGCTACTAATCCATTATTTGATATTGATTTAGTAATTAATTTAATTGATCAAGCAATTAATGATCAAGAATATTTTAATGATTTAAAAATTAATGAAGAATCATTTATATATCCAATTAAAAATTTAATTAATAGAACAACTGGACCAGAATATTTTAATGAAAAAATATATAGTAAAATATATAATAATTTAATTATCGAATTATTTAGTTTTATTAAAAAAGATTTAAATATAAAAAATTTAAATGTAAATAATATAAAAGTAAATTCATCATTAGAAAAAACATTTGAAGAATTAAATATTATTATACCGACCATAAATAATTATAATAAAATAATTACTAAAATATTAATTAATAATATATTTGGAACATTAAAAACTGAATATAATTATGGATTAGAAGAAAAAGTATTATCATGTGATTTTAATGAAAATATTCATTATTTAATTGAAAATAAATTTTTAAAAGGATATTATAATAAAAATAAAGTTTCAAAAAATACTAATTTAAATTTTTTTTATGTTGATAATTATTTTACACCTGGTATACATAGATCTGGATGGAGTTATGTAACAAAAAATTTAATTGAAAAATTTAATGATAATAATGGCAATATTATAGTTGATTTATATGTTGATAAAACATTTTTATGGAATGCTGATATAAATATTAAATTAAAAAAAATACCATATATTAAACCATGGATAGGATTTATACATCATACACCTAATCCAGAATATACTGATCATTCTTTAATTCATATATTAGAATCGGAAATATTTATTGCCAGTTTAAAATATTGTAAAGGTATAATTGTTTTATCTGAATATTTGAAAAATTATTTAACTACATATTTTAATGATATTATTAAAATAAATATTAAAATTTTTGTTACATCACATCCAACAGAAAATGTTGAAACAAAATTTACAATTGAAAAATTTATTGATAATAAAGAACAAAAAATTATACAAATTGGTGGATGGTTAAGAAATAGTTATAGTATTTATACATTACATACTTTAAATATACAAAAATGTGTATTGCATGGTAAAGAGATGGAAAATTATATTATTCCAACTAATTTTAATTTAAATATAATATCTGATAATTATGTTTACAATAAATTTGTTGACGGATTAATTCATAATTTAAATGATACATTTCAAAATGTAAATATTTTAAATTATTTAGATAATAATGAATATGATAAATTATTAGAAAATAATATTGTATTTTTAAATTTAATTAATGCGTCAGCCTGTAATACATTAATTGAATGTGTAATAAGAAATACACCTATTATAATAAATCGTTTACCTGCTATTGAAGAAGTTTTAGGAATAAATTATCCATTATTTTATAATAATATATTTGAAGCATCATGTTTAGTTAATAATATTGAAAATATTAAAAAAGGATATTTATATTTAACTAAATTAAATAAAGATAAATTAAATATTAAATATTTAATTAATGATTTTAATAAAATAATTAAATTAATTAAAGAATAATATATTAAAAATTATATTTTAATTAATATAAAAAAAAATATAAAAAAAAATATTAATTAAAGAATAATTATATTAAAAATATATGACAGAAAATACCAATGTTATTGAAATAAAAAAAAATATTAATATTATTATTAATAAAATAAAAGAATTACGATTAAATAATATAACTGATGATTATGAACTTGAAAAATATTTTATTGAAGATATGCCTGAATTTTATGATAATTATTCGTCTATAGTTAAAAAATTATGTAAAACAAAAAATTTTAAAACTGAATTAATTTATTTATATAAAATGTTAAATATTCTTGATGATTATTCTGAAGACAAAGAAAAAAATTTAGCTGAAGAATTAGCTACTGAATTTTTATATCCAAATATCAATAAAAAAAATTAATTTATAATTAATCTATAATGAAAAAAAAAATTAATATTAAAAATAATATAATCTCAAATGGTGGATTTCCACCATTAAAAATTAAAAATATAAATAATAAATTTAGATCAATTTCTGCAGAATTAAATAAAAATAAATCTGATTTTGAAATAAATATAAAAGAAAATAATAGAATTATTGAAATAAATTCATTATAAATTATTTTAATTTTTCAATAATTAATTCAATAAAATTATTTATATTAGTATTTTGTGATATATTATTATTTAATATATCATTTTTTAATTCTTTTAATTTATTAAATAAATTTTTATCATTTAATAATAAATTAAATATGTTTTTGTTATTTATATTATTATTTATTTTATTAAATAAATAATCTATTTCTTTTTTATATATTGTTTTATTACTCATAATATATGCTATTTTAAATGCATTTAAGGCTTTACTGTATTCTTTTAATAATTTAAAAGAATAACCAATACGTGCCCATACAATTGGATAATTAATATTATATTTTAAAGCTTCAAGTGCATTATATAATGCATTTATATAATCTTTTTTTTTTAAATAACATGCTGATATATTTGAATATATAATATCATATTTAAATTTATTATTTATTAAATTAAAATAAATTTCAATTGCATTATCAATAAAATTATTTTTATATAAATTATTTGCTCTATTATGTTGTTCTTCTAATAAATAAAAATTAATATGTTCATTAATATTATCAAAATTATTATCAATTTCATCAAACTCAAAATTAGTATTATCATCAAGTATACTCATATATATTTATATAAATACATATTTATATAAATTATTAAAATTTAAAATTCCAATCATTAAATAAATTACCATTTTCTAAATTTAATAATAAATCATCATATTTATTTATTATTTTATTAAAATTTTTATTTTTTATAGCATCATAAATTATAAAATTTTCTTGTATTTTATATAATGTATTTTTATTAGTTTGATTATAATTATTATAAATAGTATATCTTTCATCATTTCCTTTAATAACTTTAATTTTATTTATTTTTGAAGAAAATAGAATTAAAAAATAAATAATTTTTAACATTAAAGAATATAATATATTTATTTTTAAATATATTATTATTTATTTCTAATTATACTATATAAATGTTTATTTTTCAAAATTATTATATTTTAATAATATTTTTTTTTATTATACATTATATGTATTGGAAAACTGAGATTGGTTTAGATCCAAAATTTCAAACATTAGTTAATATTTGGGTTAGTTTTTCTTTAATTTTATATACTTATTTAGCTTATATTGGTAATCTTAGTTATACACAACAATTAACTGCAAATGAAGTTAATAATTACTCATCATATTTTAATGATTTGTATAATAATACAATAACATTTTTTATGAATAATATTGAAATAAATTATTATTATAATGAATTATTTAATGGAATACCAAATAATAATAATAAAAGAAATTTACAACTTGAAAGTCAAATTTCATTTATTATGCTTTCAAAAATAGAAAATATTATTAATTGTATAAAATCATATGATTATTTTAAACAAACTGATAATAATACAGTTAATAATGATTTAATTTATAATAAACTTATTACTATTTTAACTCAATTTTTTAAATCAAGTATATTTATTGAAAATTGGTATATATATAAAACTACATTTGCTGATAATTTAACAATAAAATTTATAAAAACTAATTTTAATTTATGATTTATCATCAAACATTGTTTTTATTTCATCACTATTATTTAGAGAATTTATCATATTTTTTATTTCATTATTACTAGTTAATGAATTTAACATATCTTTTATTCCATCATTATTATGCAATAAATCCATCATACTACTCATATCAATTGAATTATTTGAATTATTTGTTTTTTTACCATTTAATGGATTAATACCCATTGTTTCCATACCTTTTAACATTGTTCCTATATTTATTGATGACAATAAACTATTATCATTATTTTTACCAATATCAATATTTGCTGTTGAATAATTTTCATCAATGACAACTTTTTCTGATGTATTTGATTGTTCAACAACTGATGATGATATTTTTTCAACAACTGATGATATTGATTCCATACCTGGTAATTTAGACATATTTTTTAAAAGATCGTCTAAATTAATTTCACCTGTTTCTATTTTATCTTGATATTTTTCGCTAATAGTTTTACTTAATTCAAATATATTTGCAAATGGATTATTATTATTTTGTGTATTTTGTGGATTTTGAAAACTTGTAAATATATCATTAATCATATTATTTGTTGTATCATTTAAATTTTCTGTATTTAACATTTTATTTAAATTTTTTTTTATTTGTTCTTGTTGTGTATTATTTGTATTATTTGTATTATTATTTGTATTTAATTCATTATCACATGTATTTAATTCAATTTCACATGTAT